TGGGACGATTGCGAATCATAAGGCTGCGCTTGCGGTACTAAGGCGGTTTAAAGAAAGTATAACCTTCACTCAGATTGATTATAAATGTATATGCGATTTCGAGAACTTCTTGAAAGGTGCAGGGTATGCGATAAACACCATTGCAAAGTTTATGAAGATATTTCGTCGATTCGTCAATCTCGCTATCGATGAGGAACTGATGACTGTCTATCCTTTTCGTAAATATCACATCAAGACGGAGAATGTTCAGAAGCAATCGCTGACAGAAAGAGAGCTGAAGAGGATAGAAGATAAGGAGGAGAAGGAAGACTTGACAGAAGAGGAGAGGAAGGTGATTAAAGGTTTTTTATTCAGCGTCTATTCTGGTCTTCGATTCTCAGACATCGTGCAAGTAACTAAGCAGCACGTTAAGAACATATATCGGAACAAGTGGGTTGTGATGCGTATGCAGAAGACAGACCACGAGGTGCGAATACCTATCTCTAAGATGTTTGGAGGAAAGGCTGCTGCGCTGGTGCAAGAGAACAAGACTACGACAGGTAAACTCTTTCAGTTGCCTTGTAACGCTCGCTGTAACTTGGTACTTAAGCGTGTGCTTAAGCGGTTCAATATACATAGGCACATTACTTTTCATTGTGCCAGGCATACGTGTGCTACTGTCCTACTGAGTAAGGGTGTGAGTCTTCCGATTATACAACATATATTAGGGCATCAGAGCATAAAGACTACGCAGGTGTATTCAGCTGTGAAAGACACAACGATAAACAAGGAGATACGAAGAGCGTTTAGGTAAGGGTTCCATCGGGACTGTCTTTTCAAAAGCAAATATATCGTATTTTGACGAGTTTAGATTTTTCCCAGTAAAACGTATGAATAATACCTTTCGAGGCAATATGAATTTAAAACGGGTAAGTCTTCCTAAAACTCTCGTCGATATGGAGTACGCTCTATACGGTGCAAATTCTCTTGAAAGCATTGTTATCCCCCAATCAGTTCAAAGAATCTCCGCACTTGAATTTGCTAATGTGAATTTATTATATGCAATAGTTTTACCAGAAGTCCCTCCTACGTTTCATGATAAAGCTTACAACCCATTCGACAAGATTTATGATACGACTCATAAAATAAAGAAATACAAAATATATGTTCCTGATAATAGCTATACAGAGTATGCTAAAGCTTATTTATGGAGTGAATATGAAAAGGTCGGGAGACTTGCTAAATTAAGTCAATTCCGTGTGGATTTTCCTAATGAAAGTTACTTTGAATAAGAATTTTAATCCCATCGGGACTATGTTTGCAGGAAACAGAAAAGTAAGACACCTACAGATATTATCGTTTACTAATATTAAAAGACTTGGATATGAGAATTTAAAGGAATGTGACTCTTTAGAATCAATTACTATTCCTAAGAGTGTTGATTATATAGGTTGGTATACTTTTGGAGGTTGGGCTTATAATCCTCTTAAATCTCTTAAGAGGGTCCTTGTTGAAGAAGGTTTGTTGTCAAAGATACCAGAAGGTTTTGATAATCTTATAAAAGATGTCGTAGACTATCCTTCTACCATATCTTCCTTTGGAGGGGATCAACCGAGCTTGCGAGCGAGGATTACCATTTTAAGAGCACCAACCCCTCCTAATACTGAAAGAGTGTCACTCAGAGGTAGCGGAGTTATATATGTACCCGACGATGCAATAGATGTTTATAGACATTCTGACGGCTGGTCTCGTGTTACAGATAGAATTTATCCCCTTAGTGAGTATCATCCTTGATACTCACTGAGAGGGGCAAAAGGCATCCAACTTTCCCATTTTGCACGATATAGTTCAATGGATTCATCAGGAACATAGACTTTTCTCATACGTATATTCCCACCAAATTCTTGATAGCCATATAACTTAGGAGGGGTTTTAGAGCGAAAAATTATATTCTTTGTTTTACTGCTATGAAAACACATGCCAGCTAAATACGTGACAGACGCAGGTATATCTATCGTATCAATGGTAGCGTTGAAAAAACAACCGCCTGACACCGCTTTACAACTACTCGGGTAGATTAATACTCCTGATACAACAACATTCTTGAAGGCTCCTTTTGCTAATTCACTTGCTCCGAAAAATCCAATCTCTCTTAGTGAAGTAAATTCTTTATTTGAGAACATAGTCCCGATGGAACTAACAGCAGCTGCTTCTTCCATAGAGAGCTCTCCGTCACCGTCTTTATCCCAGTTTTCAACACAGATGCGCTTCACCTCTGGGTCCTCGAAGCGAATCCACCACTTAGCGATGTTCAGCTTAAGTTTCGGATAGTGGATCATCAGAGCATCATAGGTGTCACGGTATGCACCTGTGGTGAGGTTGATTGTACCGTCAAGCACTGGATATGGGTCGTTGCCGTATTGTCCTTCAGCATCGATACCTTGGTAGGTGCCATCTACCAGCTGGGAAAGTTTATCGAAAGCACGCCCATCGGTGAATGTTTCATTGAAACCGACACAGCGCACGTAACGCAGAGCGTGAGGAACTTGCCCTACCTGTGCATCCATTATTCCAATGAGCATCTTAATAGGCTGGAGATTGTCGCAACCGTTCACGAAGAAACTCATAACGTTAGGTGCGCAGGGTTCTGTGTTACACTTCTCATTGGTGAGCTTATCGAGATTCTTTAATTCCACGTATGACGTGGAAGCAGGATAGTCTACTTCTTCAAGTACACCACCATCAGCGAAGTGTGCCTCCGAGAGTGAAGAACCACCAGCGAGGAACTTACGAAGACGATAATTAGCACGCATATCAAGAGAACCTCCGAGCGTGGATACATTCTGAATATCAACTTCCTCTAAGGATGTTGTATTACCGAGCGTAAGCGAAGATATAAGTATCTTCACCTTCTCTTCATTCTCATCACCAAGTTTCAGACGCTTCAATCGCTTACCAATGATTGAGAGTGCACCATTGATCACATACGAACTCCAATCGCCTATATCGAGCAGGTAGTCGGCTGACTTGACAGATAACTGCTGGTCACTGGTGCCGTTAATGTCTACGACTATCTCACACGGCTTACCAGCATCCGTGCGAGCACCACGCATAATTGTAGTACCGTACGCAATAGTAGGGTACAATTTCATCGCAGGCGTCAGGCGCAGAACGATAGAGTTAGTTGTTGCGTCCGCCTGCGCAGAGGTACGAACAGTAATCGCACCTTCAGCCGTCTTTGCGTCGTAGTCACCAAAAGAATACTTAGACATAAGGTATTGGATGCGCTTCTTCACCCAAGCAACCTCAGGCGACTTACCATCACCGAGCGACTGACCCAGTGGGTCGGTGTCGTTAGTGTACTTACCTTGCAGCATAGCGAGCTTCATTCTTTCATACATCTTGCCATCCTCATTGTAGAGCATTGATGAGAAGTTATCAATTACAGAGAAGTAATACTTCTCAAAAAACGCAAAGAGCTTCTGCTGGTGCGTACCTTTCTGTAGTCCTCCAAGTTCCTCCATCTTCGCAAGCATACGACGCATCATCTGCGCACGCTCCTCGGGGTATGCCTGCTCCATCAAGTTCCAAAGAACGGACTTCTCGCCATTCCATACTGGCGTGCCGTCCTCGTAGGTGTCGTGATATTCTACGTGGTAAGGTTTCTTCATTAAACCTTGGTTGATAACCGTGAGGATTGTATCAAGGTCATCCTGACGAAATTTCCATTTACTCTTTGCCATATCTATTCTGCATTGAAATTATACGGATATATGTTCTTTGCGCAGTTATCGGTCGCAGCCACCGCTTCAACATATAGTTGATGATAAAGTAAGTCGCTGATGTCCCAGTGCTGTGACTGCTCGGCACGGAACTTTTGGATACGTGCTGCCTTGAATAACTCATTGAGCTGGGCTGCATCACTAATCGAGTTGAACACAGACTCTGGCAATCCGTACTTATCTCCGACTAACTGCTGACGGAGATTAACCACCGACACACCGCTATCGAGTGTTGAAGGACAGAACTTCTTGTAAAGCGAATCGTAATAGTATAGGTTGTATTGATTAGGATCACCTTCTTTCGCTATCCAATACTCTATATGTGTTGAGTGTGGATCAGCGTTCAGTTCGTCAAGCGTTCCATTGAAAGGCTCAATGAATGTATTGCACGAATAGATGATATTATAAGCTGTGATATACGACTCTACGAGCTGCTCTGCTCGCTGACGGGTTTCATTGTCTGCTGTAGTCTTATCATCTGCAGGGAGGTTAGCGTAATCCAAATCCCAACAGTTCTCCCAAGAGAGTTCAGAGACTTGGTACTGATAGGCTTCTTCTTCCGTATTGTAGCGGATTCTTCGTTTGTCCCAAGGTACTTGAAAGAGAGTCAAGCGTGGCGAGTTATCAGAACCTTCGATAGATAAGAGGTCTGGAAAAAGGTCCTTGTCATATCCAAAGGTCGCAGCATCACCTTTGTCGGGTCCGAGTGTAAAGAGACCGACGAACTTGTATGTAACTGTTCCGTCCTCTGCCGTCTGCTTCTCAAATCCAACGAATGTCTCTTGATAGATAGATACTCTTGCTTCGCTGTTCTGTTCGACACCTTCATTAGTTAAGCCAACAGCTTTCCATAAGTCGGTAAATGAGTTCACAGAGCCCATCTTGTGGTATTGCATAGAAGATGCAGTGTTCTTCTTTCCTGTCAGTTTAGATATTTTTGAAAGGTTCATGAAAAACTTGAACTTCTTTTGAGCGGTCTGACCATCTTCATAGATGACAGTCGAATCATAAGACAATTTCCCTTTCCAGTTCCAAAAGTAGTAAAGCATTGACGACGTACCCTGCCCTTGCATTTGAAAATTGGTAATCGTCAAACGAAGAAGATTCGTATTGCCATCTTTCGGATAGATTTCCAACGTGCCTTTAGGCTTGTATGATTTACCATATTCATACGCAGGCAATGGCTTATCAAAAGTAAAGACATTTACCTTACCACGCACCTTGTCAAAGTCTACCGTGGTACCGAGCGTATCATAGATGTCGTTATCCAATTTCTCCGCACTCTTCTCACCTACGGTCGACAAGGCATTGATATAGTCTTGATGCACGTTTGCAGCATCCATTGCGCTGTCATAGATACGAATAGAATAGAGGTCAACATCCGCCTTATCCGAGCCTATAACGATACCACCGCCTGAACCTATCTGCATAGAGTCAGTAAGCAAGTAAGCAAACTTACGAGCTTCGACACCGTCAATATAGAGATAGACGAGGTTAAGATAATACGTGTTGCCATTCAAGACGTAGGTGTACTTCTTAGGACTAATCACGAGTGCCAGACGAATGCGTACACCATCATCAGTATTCATAGCCTGCACATCAGCATTACGCTCACTACGGGTTGCGAACATAATAGAAGAAGGCTTCACCTTCAGACCGATATAACCCTTCTGGTAAGGCATAGCTATCGAGATACACTCTGCATTGTAGTCAGACGTGTTATTAATCTGATAGTCAATTTCGATTGTCTTACCCGATTGTGCTGCCTCCTTAGCGAAAGGCTTGTAACCTATATTCAGACGTGAGCCAGCAAATAAGCGCAATGCGCGTGCACCTTCATCATCTGTTACCCAACCATCACGAGAGAAAGCCACGTTCTGCCACTCTGCACCGATATGCTCGGTATTGATGAGATTGCGGAGGACATTGCAGTCGGTATCGGTGTTATTTCTGTTCTTCGCATTCAGATAGAACACCGCTCCTGCTGTAGCTGAATAGCCTTGCGAGTTATCAACTGGGAAAGGAATAGCATCACGCAAACGCACCTCGTCAGTTGGGTGAGTTCTGAACCCGATTAACGCTGTGAAATCGGAGTTATCGATTGTCTCGACCTCAAGCGATAAGGTATATTGCATCTTGGTTTGTGTCAGAGTATTCTCTGACACATTCTCTTGAAGGACCTCGTTGTCCTTCTTCATCAAGATTGAGAGTGGTGTCGTTACCGCCTTGCCGTCATATACTGCATATTCCAGCACCTTATTCTCGTACCAGTTAAGCAGTTTCTCTGCCTTATTGTTAACGACAACCATCTTCACCGCTTCGTTATTAGCGACCGCCATAAAGTCGTAACCTACTGGAGTAGTTTGGACCGTATTGTCTTCATTCGACAGCCAAGCAGAGAGATGGAAGATACCAGTCTTGTTCGTGAAAGGAACGGTATAGGCTACAGGCGATGACGTGTAAGTTGCAGTACCGAACTGACGCTCATACGTCTGTTCGTAACCATCACCCGTAATCTTAACATGCAGCGTCTTAGATATGTTTCCACTGATATAACACGGCAGCACAATATCTCCCTGGTAGGCTTTCCACCAGTTAAATTCTGATATTGAGAGGAAGAGGGCAGACAGTGTGATTGAGTAGACTAACGCAGGAGAGGTTTGCCCCGTCACCTCACCTGTAATCTTCACCATGATATTATTCTGTCCTGATTCGAGGATCTTGAAGACATCTACAGTGGTGAGTGTATTTGACTGACAGCGACCACGAGCCTTAGATACAAACGTTCCATCTCCAGCCTTAGCGAAGATCTCGTAAGTACCCCATTCTCCTGTGTCGATAAAATCGCTCTGTCCGACATCCTTAGTGCGAGACACAAACATAAACTTAATAGCACACTCACCAGCTGACTTAGATGCAGAGAGAGTAGTAGAAGGAGACTGATTGACAGCACGTAAGTAATAGAGAATAGATTGCTGTTGTCCTCCGCCACCTTGCCCAATAGGGAGTTCAGACAGTTTCATTGGGACCCACTGGTCACCATTCCATACGAGTACACACGTCTCAGATGTGAGTTCGTCAACCTCAGTATTTACGTTTGAAATCTGTCCGAGCGAAGGACGGTTCTTTGCAATCGTCTTCTTCACACGTTCCTCCTCAGAGTTCTGTGCGTCGATTAACTCGTTGACCTTCTCGGGCAACTTGTTAAACTCATCAGCGGTCAGTCGTCCGCCTGTTTGTTTATGCTCTAAATAGAGTTTTTCTATCGCCATATTATGATAGCTTGAATGGGAATGTATATGTAAATCCGTTGTTGCCTTCTATCTCGACACCGTGCGCAAGGGATAGCGCATGACAAATGATGTCTTGAAGAAGTTTAGGGTGAGAGGAAGAATAACTCTCACCCGTATTGTCTTCGATGCCACGGATAGAAGCTTGTACGAAGCGATTATCCTTTGTGCGACTTTCTGTGATATATACCTTGATGTGCTTCATTAAATCCGCCTATACTTTTTCAGAAGCCAAATAATGATATAAGCAATAGAAGCTAACATAGTTGCAGAGAGTGCGCCTATTGCCCATCCGCCTACATCCATCTTTATCTTCTGCCACCTACTTAACTCTCGCTCAATGACCTTAGGAACCTCGATGTGTTCTTTCTTGGTAGCACGCAAACTATCATTGCTCGCCTTATACCTGTCAATCAATCTTTGAAGCGTCAGATTGTCCTCAGTGGCATGCCAGCGGTCACGATAACGAACTATCAATTTCTCCTTGATGTTGCCTTGCTCGTCCTTGATGATAACAACGCTGTCATGAATAGCGACACTATCACGGATGTTTATCACCTGTCGAGTGATTAAGCTATCCTTGATATGTACGCTATCCTTCCTTGACATGTAGATAGTATCTGTGCGAATAGACTGTACAGGAACATACACTCTATGTGAACAGCTTGTGAAGCAGAGAGCCGTAAGTGCAAGTAATCCAATAAGGATTAATATTGAATACACGTAGTATTTAATTTCTTTGTCGTCCATAACTACACCTTTAATGTGAAACACTGTCTGCGTTGTTTCCCGTCTGCACGCTTATAGCCGACATGCACCCAACGTGATGTGTTAGATTTCTCGATAATGATCTGGTCGAATGCGTACCCCTTCTTGGAGAACTCGTTAGCCATGAATCGTTCAAACTCAGTCTGCTTACCATTGACAGGTTGCAAGTCTGCAGCATAGCCCTCGACGTGTGCGGAGGTCTTCACTCCGCCTACAGCCTTATTCAATTCTGGTGAGCGGTAGCCACTTGTTACACGGATAGCAGGGTTCTCGATTTTGTGACGCTCGCAATACTTACCCCATTCCGCACGAATACTCTCTAAAAGAGTAATCGTTTCGGTAAGATGAACCTTCACAATAGAAGGAGGGTTGTTGTTTATCTTTAATTGTTCAGCGGTGCTGGATTGTACCAGCTCCGCTATTGAGAAATTTGCCATAACTAATCAAACTTTGGTTTATCATCATCTACATTAACGTGCGAACTCTTAAGATACTCACTAAGGAACGGCACTTTGTCTATCGCTTTCAGTGTCAGAACGTAATATACAAAGCCGGCTACTTTCCACATGGTAGTATCCTCAATGAGCATCATCCTCCAATTTCGGACAATGTTTGTCGAGTAAAACCAGATAGCCACACCGCACAATGCCTTTACAACTCCGAGTGTCTCTTCCCCAGCGTGGAGGAAATAGCCTGTAATGAAGATAGAAGCTGACATTACGAAGAATAAACAACAATGATAGAAGAACACCATTGACTTTTTCAAATTCCACTCCTCGCCATGTTTCAGTCCTGCAACTAATCCGAAGATATAGTTGACTCCAAACACAATCAACATTGCGTACATGAAATCACGTATCGGGAAAAACAAGCTCAGCATTCCGCTGATTACGCTACACATTACAAATTTAAACTGTTCTAAATAATTCATAACAGACACATTAAGACTCCAATAACTGAACCCACCAACCCAGCAGCTATATCCTTAAAGTCAAACTGCTCTTTGCGAAGGTAATAATCAACACACTCTTTTGCCACCATTAGCAGCAACACACCAACAATAGCAGGACACGCCCACGCTTCAACGTTAGCAAACAGTCTACCAAGCACGAATGCAACAGTAAGACCTACAAGTAAATGCAAGTACTTATCGCTGTCAATGGCTGCGAGCCTTCCAAAGAACCTGTAAACACAATCTAAAAACTTTTTCATCTTCTATTATATATTAGTTAATTACCAATTAAAATCAACAGTTCCAGTATAAAGAACACCTGCTCCAGGTGTTTCCTTAGTCTTAGTTGGGGTAAGCCATAACGGATTAACATATAAATAGTGACTTACCCAACCACCATCAAGTTTTCTAATCTCTCGATGATCACAGATATAAACACCAACATTGTCATTTCCATTAAACGCTATCCATTCTTTGCCATACCCCATTTCAAAGAAAACATAACTGCGAGGTGTTTTGCAGTTAAAAATCACCATGTCAATAGGAGCACCATAGGGAATCTCTCTATAAAAATCAGTAAGACCTGGATGCAGAGAAGGGTTATCAACGTCCGTTACGACTCCGTTATCACCATCTTCCCCATGATAGCCTGGTGCATATAATGGAATTTTGTAACAAACAATATCACGTCCACCACTTTGCACTGTTACGGTGGGTAACTGTACTTCTACGCCATTTGTTTCAATATGACCACCATGATGTACGTACATCATATCGTCTTTGACAACTGCGCAAATCTTCGCATAATGACCAAACTGTCCTTGACACCAAACATCCTTTGCATAGAAACGTGGTAGGCGTTTACGGAATTTCCCCTCTACGTACTTGCGCATACCAATGTCGCCCTCCATAGCCATAATAGCTTGCTTTCCTCTTTCCTCAAAAAAGATACCACCGATAGGTTCTCTGTTACTGTTAAGACAATTGAGCACTTTGAAAGTTCCACTTACACCATCGAGGTTACCCCCGAATTTGCTTTCACCAGTAACGTTGAGATTCTGAAAAGTAGCTCCTTCCGCATCGATAGTCTGAGCCTTGATGCCTTTAGCGACTATTGACTTTGCATCAATAAAATAAGCATTTAGCTTTTCCCCACTGGTAAAGAATGGAACTTTGCCCGTTGTAGTTGTGACCTTGAATGTGTCTGCGACAATATCAAAGGTACTATTCTCACCATCAAGATTGAATCCGACACGCTTAAGACCTGTTCTCAAGTCAGTCACAACGGCAGAGATTAATTTACCATCAACATTAAACTCTGCTTCAAACTGCTTTGTGGTATAATGCTGAGCTGATTGCCAATCTTCAATATCGAAAGGCTCACCAGTCGCTTTCGGACGAACACAAACAAGCAAGTCGTTTTTATACTTATCTTTATAAGTAGCATTACTCCACTGGTCGCCCTTATCGTAAGGAGGAACAGGCTGCTCTTGCACGAACATCCTACGCTTACCGTCTGCTGTGTCCTGTGCTCGCTTTGCTGCTTCTAATGATTTGAGAACATCAGCATCCGTTATCTCATGCCAAGAGTATGAGCCATCAGGGTTGCGCTCGAAAGAATAAGCACGACCTCCGCCAGTCTCTACGTATGAGCGATTGTAGTAGATGTCATGCTCATGCAATTCTTTAGAAGTTTCGTCCGTCCACTCGTTAGCAGGTTCAGTGGTGAGTGTTGGAACGGCATCACCAAACCAAATAACAAGCTGCTTGTCCGCCTGCTGCTGAACAGAATTAATGCGCCCCTGCATAGAATCTAAGAAGGCTTGCAAGGGGATATATTCGCCACTTTTAGCAGGATTCTCGACACGTATCTCGAAGTTCTGCTTATCAAATAAGAAGATAGGAGGAGGGAGGATAAAAGAATTGATACCCTTTATAATTTTAAAGTAAGGCGCACCCTCTCCTGCTGCTGACTGTATGATAGCACTCTGACGGTTTGTATCCGTTAGATGGCCCAGCTGCACTACCTCGTCACCTACCTGTGGAACATCGCTACCACTTGCATAGTTTTCCGCATTCGTGTTATCAGCAATGTCGACATAATCCGTTCCAACCTCAACAACACGCCTATGCCAATAGTGATTAGCTGTTTGTCCGTTATTATCAACGAGATTAAATGTCTCACAAAGAGCCAAGTCATCCACTTGCATTGAGTTATACACCCTACGTCCTTCACTATCCTGTTGAACAAAATAGCACCGCCAAGCACCAGTAATCTTCTCTATTCGTGAAATAACAAAGCCACCAGCAGAGTTTACAACTTTACCTTTAATGTGAGAGGTTTTCATCACTTCCACCTCTTCTGCTGTTAGTTTCTTTCGTGCGTGAATATAGTCGGTATCAACGTGCCACTGCCCATTGTCATCCTTATAAATGCCAGCACCTGAGCTGTCCTTTACGAAATCATCGCCAAACTCGATACCCTTTAAGAATGTAATGACCTCTTGAGCGGTATCGGGGGCTGATTTATCAAGGAAACGCTTTCTCCCATGAGTTTCTATCAGACGCTGAATTTGTGGAACAGTGAGGTTGTTTCCTCTATTCTCAGCAACAGTCCCCCCATTGCCACTTTCAAGAGAATTTATTTTCTCTTGTAGCTTTTGTATCGTACCTACCGATTTGTCTTCACGGAGAGTTACCTCATAGGTTGGTATCTTCCCATATTCTTCTCTAATTGTTAACTGATCAATAGAAATCTTACCTTCAATATGTAGGTCGGCATCTTCAAACTGCAATATGTCTCCCTCTTTTATAGTGTCGTGGAGAGATGATATAGAACCTGTTTGATCAGAAGTCGCTTTGTCATGCTGACGCTGCATATATAGCTCGTCAATCTTAGGAGAATAGACATAACGAGTATAATCGTTTTTATCGAGAAACGCAAGAGCATATTTCAACAATCGAATAGAAGCCGCTTCCACATACGAATCGGGCAAAGGAATGCCAATTAATACAAACCTGTCATTTGCCTTAATCTGATAATCATTGTAAGGGAAATAGAGGTTCAAGCTTTCGTCCTTAACTCTTTGACAGGTCAACTCCCACGTCCCATCATTCTTCTTGCGTGCTGAACTAATCTGAAACGTACGCCCTCCACACATTCCATCCTTCATTGAAATATATGGTGTTTCCGTTGAATTTCCGATAAGGTCATTTATATCAAAGTTTATAGCAGCTTTTAAGTAGATATGGAAATTAGGAATGGTGGAACCATCCTTAAAAACCCCATTATCCTCTATGGTATCTGCTGACAAAACCTCGTCTATTCTTACACCATCTACCTCTGTTTTCTCGATTGTAGGGTATATATCCTCAATTCCCCTCTGTATGTCTTTATTGTCGAAATAGACAGAGCTTGGACGGACTCCAATCTCCTCTATATTAGTAGAATCTATGTACGGGCGGTATTTATTTTCTGAAAAAAGATGAGATTTATCTCCTTGGTATATTCTCTTTTTTGTTTCTTCACTTTGCTCATCCCACCATTGTTTTAAGGACTTATTTGGAAACCCGGGCAACATAAGGCGGTCAATCGCCATGTTGTTGGGCAGATTATCGGTGGCGTAATCTTTGCTCGTTACTGGGAAACTCTCCTTCTTTACGCCAGATAAGAAATACACTTTAGCACCGACAACAACAGAGTTGATAAACTGTTGCATTGCGGTTTTATCCGTATTATCATCCGGATCCGTAGAGTTTGGCACGTATTCGGAATATATTTGAGTCTTCCCATTGTTATTGAACATACGTGCGTTAACAATCCTATCCCCTATCTTTATTTTAGCATAATAGATTCGATTAGTGCTCGAACTGTACGTCGTGAGTTCGTTAAAGAAATAATAATCTTTGAAAGGTAGGTCCAGCTCAAACTCTGTATTATTATACAGTCCCGTCTGTTTTGTCTTTATCTTTGTAATAGTTCCATAGACTTGCAAGTTTAACGTAGCATAGTACCTGTTAGGAATATTCTTAGTTGAACCATAAGCACGCAACCGAGTCGTAATAGCTTGTTCGCTATCCGCATTTTTCTCTATTCTGCGTAGTCCACACCCTTTTCCGTATTCAAATATGTGAGACGTAGGCAACCCTGCCGTCCCTACAAACACATTTCTTCCTCGTGTGATGAAATTCACGTCAAACTGACTATTCACCAATGCAAGAGCATTCCAGCAGCTTAGGTTATCTGCCGTGATAGACGTTGAATCTATTACATTGTCAGTAATCTCATTACCGTATGTTTTATCCCAAACAGATAAGTCACATCCTCTCTGCCCAGAACGCAATCTGTTTCTGCTATACAATTTCCACTCGCCATCTCCCCATTGCTCGTTAAGATTAGCTTGTATTCTATCAAGTAAATCATCAAGAGAAGATACGTAAAAGGCAAATTTGGCTAACGATGTATAATGAAGCTGATTATCATGTAATACGATGTCTAAAAACTCCGTTCTCGCTAACTCGTCCTGCTTTGCGTTGAATTTAATATTTTCGTAAACAAAAGATTCGCCATACTCGTTGCGTCGTGATTGCTTTATAACACTTGGGTCGTAATTTATCTCAAAGATTTCCCCACGATACGTCAAATAATCGCCTATCTTGAAAAGAATAGGAGATGCACTCTTTAATGTTATCGTTACATAACATTCACCCATCCATGAGCCATTATACTCTATACTCCTTGTGGTAATATCATTATTAGCCTCGTCTTTTAAGACACTACCATCTATATGTCGTATCAGCCACTCTCCCATATCTTTTAATTTTTTCTTAACCCTATTACCGCGTTATTAGCATCGTAAGAAGGCGACACGTCACTTAAAGGATCGTTCACCTTGAAAGTTATTGTAAAAACGAGTGTATCACCATCCGAATCTCTTACGAGTTCAGCTTTGTCGTTTAATTTGTCAAAACGAATCCCTGCACGGCCTATCTGTGTCCAAGTGCAATACATCATCATTTCCGCACCTGTTCCATCAAGTCCTAACAAGTACTTTAGAAATTTTTGTACTTTCGCATTTGCAGAATACTTATCGCCCTTACAACAAAATTTAACATCCATTGTATAGGCTTTAAGTTTTAGTCCACCAATAGGTATATATTCGTCATCTCCATGCTCATCATTCCAGTCTTGCTTGGAGAGATCTTTTGCTTCCACAAGCAACTTAAAAGGAATATCTGCACAGTAAATATCAAAGTCGGCAACTGTTTCTTTCACAGCTGCTCCTTCTTTCATTTTCTGAATATATACTTTATCGTAATTCATATATTTACAAACTTATTGTGCAAATATACAAAATACCGCATAAATATACAATAATTAATGAATAAATATTCTATTATGTGTTCTTATGGAATAAAAAAGCGAAGTTCTCTGGTGACTTCTCATATTAACATATATAGCATCAAAATAGTGTTATTTCATAACAACCATTCAGAGCAAGAAAAATAGCAGAAAATCAACATAACAAGTAGAACAATCTCAAAACATTTGCAAGGGTGGCGTTTTATCACTACCTTTGCAAATATATTTTAACTAAAAACATGAAATTATGAAGAAGTATTTGTTTTTTTTATTTGTGTTATTATGTTACACACAAACAAATCTTATGGCTCAAGAGAAGAAATATTACTGTGAAGCAAGATGTGAACCAAAAATTACAGGAGGATATATTATTTATCTTGATTTTGGCGATATGCAAGGAGAGAAATTTTCGTTTGGGAAAAACAATGATGCAAAACCTATAGACGAACAAGGAAAGGAGATAAATTTCCCTTCTGCTGCAAGCTTTATCAACTGGATGGTAGATAAAAAGTGGGAATTAGTTTTTAAAGTTAGACATGAAGCCGCAGGAGGATTTGTCATCTATACATTTTCTAAAATAACATCAAAGGATAAAATAAAAGAAGGGATTAGACTAAAAAAATGACAAATGACATAATGAAAGAGGGTGTGTCAAAATGCAGATTAATAACTTGATAACTTTCAATCTATAAGTAGGATTCTTCTAAAGGTAAAGAAAAGACCATTTCTTTACTCAAAATCGAGTATAGAAATGGTCATTTTTATTGGATTGTCTCAAACTGTAATATTATCAAAATGATATTTGTATTTTAACACACCCTCTTTTCTATATGGCTAAGTGTTTTGTTCCACCTTCTTTGGTAACAGAACGCATCCAGTCATACATATCATCAAGCCGTCCATTGCGATACTGTGCAAGGGTTACAAGTGTTGTGAGTTGAGATAACTGCGACTGAGCTATGCCACTCATTTCTGGCATGCTTGCAACTGCATCTGCAATCCTTTGGATATTTGGTCTGTCAACAGATACATCAAGTTTAATAGCATTAAGATAACTTGCGATAATATCACCAGTATTCTCCGTAATACCCTTGATGTTACTACCAGCACGGGACTTACTATCCTTGTCAGACCATCCATATAGCTTTTTTAACACATCACGTGTCTGTCGAGCCTGTTCCGATAATTCTTTGTATGCTTCGGCAGAAAGACGATATTCTTCCTCTGTGTATTCTGATAAGACATCTTTAGAGTCATCATTGCCAGTGTGCTGTTTTATGCTACCATCTTTTGCAATGTATTTATTTCCTTTTTCGCTTCCGCCTCTTTTCGCATTTTCCTCGTTGAGCTTTTTAAGTTGGTCGCTATACTGATTGGCAATCATTCCATTGAGAATTGCATTTCTCATGTGCTTCTCGAAGTTGTCAGCGAAATCTTCATTTGCAGAATCGAGATTGTTAAGAAGGTCTGCCCACTCCGATTTCAGAGAACTCAAATCCATGTCTGTAAGAGCCTTGGCAATGTCATCGGTAATCTTCTTAACCTCGCCTTCTTCACCCTCTATTTCGATAAGCCTATTAAGATATTCTTTTGCGGTAGAGTCTATAGTTGCCCAAGTTCCAGCATGCTCGTTTCTGTATCTCTCCAAAAGTTTACCATCAAGCAAATGAAGTTCCTGTGCTCCGACAGTCTCGATATACTCTCCTTTCTTACCTCTATGGTCCCATCCTATCTCATTAAGCCATTGGTTAACCTTGTCTGCGAAGCCAAACAACTTAACACGATTTCTATTTCCTCCATGTCTTTTTTTAGCGTTACTCCAAGACAAATAAGTGTTTCGGACCTCATCAGCTTCCATATCAAGATTTTTTCTCACCTGAGAACCGAGCAACTGCGCTTGTGAGCCAAACGAAGAAGATACCTTTTCACGAAGATTACCATTTATCTCCTTAACAGAGTTCTGAATATTCTTCAAATATTCCGCTTGTCTTTCGTAGGCTTTCTGCGATGATGTCTTTTTACCCCATAAGGATGTAAAGATGCTTATAGCACCAGCGGCTACTGCGGCATAAGGACCAGCTGCCCCGATAGCTTTACCAATAGGAGAATCAGGGCCTGCTAACTGTCTCATGTTGTTAAGACCTCCAGCAACATTTGAAGCACTGCTAAATGCTTTACCTGCTATTTCAGCACCTTCTCCGATCCCTTTGTTACCCAGAGCCTCAAATAAATCAACTACTGGTTGCAATACTGTTTGTAAGGACTGGAATCCATCAGAAATAGCCTTAATAGAGGTATCAAATCCTTTAAACACATTAGCCTGCGCCTCGTCAAGGTCAGCATCTGAATACTTGTTATCTTTGCTAACCTTTAGCCCAACTGAACGTGCCTTTTGAGCGTCAATAGTGTATTGTCCATTTTTGTCCTTACTTCCATTGCGAATAGAATCAATAGCCTTAACAATATCATATCCCTTGACTATAGCAGAGAACGGATCGCTCTTTTCAAACTGTTCGTTTAGCTTTGTAAGAGCCTCATTGAGTCTACTTCTCTCGTCATCTGATATATTTCCAGCATCAAGTCTTGCCGCAATCTCTTTCCTTAGTCTTTCAATAACACCGCTTGACATTGAGCCAAGGTTTCCAAGAGCAACGCTCCAGCCCGTCTCCTTCTGCATCTGCTTAAAGGAAATATCATTATTATCCCTAATCGTCTTTTTGCGAAGGTTTAATTCTGATTCAGCAAGTGTTTCGTTACCAATGTATTGTGGGTTGTCGCTCGATAATTTGTTTCGTTCGCGTAAACGCTCTATTTGCTCGTCAAGTTGCCTGTTATTAAACTCAATCTGTGCAGCGTAATCCTCCTCGAACTCATAACCTTTTGAAAGACTCTCAGCGATTTCGGTGTCAAGAGCAGTTCTCTCTTTCTTGTAATCAAGAATAGTTTTGACCAAGAGTCTTTCTTTTCCAAACTTCTCCTCAATATCTGCATCTGTCATAGCAAGCACTCCCTCCAGACCGTCAGGACCAAAGTCAACTCGCTTTGTGCTTGCCGTTACAAGGACATTACTAAGCTCTCTTTTGTCTTTATCACTATCTGGCATACTGTTGTCGACAAACGCTTTTGGAGTAACCTTCTTGCCTTGCAAGCTATTTAGTGTATCATGTAGATAACCATAATAGCTTCCTTTTCCTGCACGACTTACATTATAGGAACCAAAGGCGTATTCGGCGGCAGCGGCACTCGTTGTAAACTTTGAAAGCTTCTGGTAAATATCATATTGCTTTGATAATAAGTTAAGTTGCTCATTAAGAGATTTAACTAACCTTTCTGCATTGATAAATTCAAGGTCTGCCTCTTTCTTGGCTGCTTCTGTACGTGCTTCTGCAAGAAAATTGCGCTGATCCTCAGTTTTTGCAAGTTTCTTATATCCTTCTACAAGTTTCGATAAATTCCCTGCTAAATTTTCTGGGTCAGTGTAAGTTTTGCTTATACTACCGAAACGCTTGTCGTTACGAAGACGTGCCTTTGCATCCTCCTTACCTTCAATATTACGCCATTTATTCCACGTTTCGTAATATTCCTCAAGCAATTTCTTGCGGCTTTGCCAGCTACGGAGTATTTCACGTTGACGACGTTCCTCAGCCCTCCTTGCTTTTTCGGCAGCACGCTCTGCATTTCGCTTCGCCGTTTCAACTGCTTTACGAGCTTTCTCCTCTTTTGTGTTATTCTTTTTTGTTATACCAGTAGCTTCTCCAGCGTAGGAATAACCGATAACTTCCTTAAATGCAGCACGAGCAGAATTAAGTGCGTCTAAGTATGGCTTAGCCATATTTTGACCTCTTTGTCTTACAGCCGAATTATAAGTTTCGAGAGCTTTGTCGACCTCCTCTTTTGCCTTCTTTTCGACCTCATCCGGAGAGCTACCGCCATTTGACCATTGTTTATAATAAGACTCTCCCTTCTGAGAAAATTGACGTGGATGAGAACCTTGGTAATCTGGTTGCAACAAGAGAGAGTTTCCTAAAAACTTAGACTTACCAAGATAGAAGTCGTCTAATACTCCTTGTGTAACAGATTTATCACCAATAACGTGCATCATTACATTAAAGGAGAAGTTCCTACTACTTATCATTCTCTGAATTTCGTCAGCATTACCTGGCCATGTCGCTCTAAAGTGTTCCATCGCCTTATTAGTTGCCTTGCGTATATCGTCTTGTGCAGCCTTTGTCAATGGTTGACCAGAAGCGAGTATTTGGCGAGTTGATTCACTAATACGACTTGCAGCATCTTTTGCCATATCTTCTGCAAGGGAAGGAAACTCCTTTAGGCCCATAGCTTGGTCAAGCTTCATATCAAAGTATGCCCCTTGTACAACATCAAGATTGTTAGCATTCTTCCAAGCATCTTTTAACACACGGTAGGTGGCTTGCTCCATAGGGTCTTTAGTGAGGTTTTCAAACTTGCCTGACAAACTATTTGCAAAATCTGCTATGTTTGCATCAAGGTTTCTACTATCACTATTAGCTCGCACAGCGTCACCTACGAATTTAGAAATATCGGTCCCAAAAGTTCCACGGTAACTTATAGACGACATGTTTACCGCCGTCTCTTTTACTTGAGAAAGCGTTTTATCAAGTGTTAATCCATTCTTGTTGGCTTCTAATATTATGTCAGCGAATTTCTTGAAATCACTACTAACATCGCTCTTTGACTTCAACTCTTGCGCCTCTTTGACAAGTTGCGCCATTGACATTTTAGAAGTTGTAAGGCTTAATGCTTGTGCGCTCTTCTCTAAATCCTCAAGGTTTGTCTTTATCGATTCACGATAGAAGGTATTTGACTCAGATTCAGCTTCAGCGAAAACAAATTTCATTGTCTGTGCCTTTTCTGCGGCGCGTGCATACAGGTCAGTGTATTGTCGAAGATACTCTAATTGCTTACTTGGGTCTCCTTTTGCTTTTGCGCTTACATCAATAATAATGGAGTCATACCCAGAACCTGCCTTTTCCTTGAGAATATCTTTCTCCTTGTTTATCTGGTCTGCAATGTCGGAGATTGAAGCCCTGATATTTATTGGATTTTCTTCAATGTATTTTCTTAAGTCATCATAAGTTTGTTTGGTATTTTCTGCGATAGAATCGGCTGTTTGTTTTAACTCTTCATTCTCTTGCATCCAATTAGCAAATAACATGGTCGCTCCAGTAATCAGAAGACCTGGCAACCCACCGATAGCTGACCATATTGTTGTTCCAAGCGAAACAGCTCCTGCTTTTAACAAGTCAAATGCTACTAAACCCCTTGCTCCGAAATTTTGCCAATAATTAGCAGTAAACATCTGCGAAACCTGTACTCGCATAGCTGAGAAACGAGCTGCCAAGGTGGTGGTCTGCCTCTGTTGTGCTAATAAGGCAGAAATGCTCTTATACTGCTCGGTTGTTATCTGGCGAGTAACATAAGCACGCTGCAAATCCGCCATAGTAATCGCCCTTGTGGCAGCAAGCGTCTCTAAGTCCTTTGTGGTAATTTGAGTTTTTGTTCTTAATATACGTTGCTCTTCTGCGCTTAACTCGCCTGTCAAAGCCTTTTCTTGATATTTAGCTGCTAATGCTTGCTTAGATGATAAAAAGCTCCCAGCAAAACCTCCCCCTATTGATGTGCTAAGCTTTTTCAATGCAATACCAGAGAATGCTGCAAGAAAAATAGGTCCTAATTTGTCGATAGATTGCACAAGCGTTACGGCTCCATTTATAGCAGACATAAAGAAACTTCCGACAGCACTCTTGCCATCAGCAAACTTACCAAGCATGATGTCCCATGCGTCAATAAGTTTGTTCCAACGCCCAAGAAGGGTGTCTGATAATACATACTGCATATTATAGAACTGACCACCCTCATCGGTCAATTTCTTTATAACCGTATCTACATCATCAAACGAAACCTCACGTTTGGTAATCATATCACGAATATCCTTCGTGGTATAATTATTCTTACCATTTTTACCAGTTTCATTATATAAATCGGTTAGCTTCTGTAATAATGGCAAACCAGCGTAGGCAAACTGCCTAAGCTCCTTACCATCAAGCCAGCTACGTGACTTTACCTGACCGTAAGCAAGTCCTAATCTTTCAAATGAAACGCCAAGACCAGACGCGACGTCGGCAAGCCTTTTCGTCGTATCGTAAAGGCTGTCTGCCTCTACGCCAAAAGCCGCTAACTGCTTAACATCCCTATTCAACTCTCCAAATTTGAATGGAGATTCCAACGCTAACTTCTGCGTCTGAGCGAACAACTCATCAGCCTTTCTTGCATCACCGATGATATTTCTTAAAGCGATATGTTGCTGAGCAATCTCACCACCAGTTTGGATAATAGAATTGGCAAATTGCTGTGCACCATAAACAATGCCACCCTGCAACAAAAGACTTTTCATATCGCTCATGATGGCAGAGGTCTTACTTGCTGCATCATTAGCTTGTCGGAAAGCAGAAGCAAGGTCTCGAGCTGCACGAGCATTAGCCTCGACGGATTTTTCTGCCTGGGTAGCGGTTTCCTTGTACGCCTTTAAGGAGGCGTTTGCTTCCTGAATAGATCTTGCTCCGTTTGAGAATACGGCTTGAATACGATTTCCATCAAGTAGTTTACTTCCGTCAATGCTATTAAGGGTGCGTAAATATCCTTGCAACTTATTCAAAGACGACATCAGATTTGCATCCTTCATGAAATTAGGAATAGCCTTTATCTGATTGATAGCGTCTGCCGTCTTTCTAATTTCACTCTTGAGGCGAACTATCCTCGTAGCGGCACCATCAACAGCATTTGCCATTTTGAGCATTTCCTTTGAAGGTCCTTCACCATTCAAATCATTAGCTTCGCGAAGTTTTGCCGAGAGTTTGCGAATAGAATCTGTCGCTTTATTAACAGATATATCCATATTCACAAACTTGGTCATTATATTGTTAAGTTCTTTTGATACGTTATCTTGAACTCCAAGAGAAAATTTTAACTCTCCTAAATTTCCGTCTGCCATACACTGTTATCCTTTATCATCTTGTTTAATATCGTTGTTGAAATAGTCGCTGAGAGAAATTTCTTGTCCAACACGCAAAGCTTTATGCTTCTTCTCCCATGCCTCTGTTAGTTCGTCTATTTCGGATTTACTTGCATGCTTACCATCATTTTTCTTTGGATAGACAATCGTTGGTTGATCTATTGCCATAAGGTCAATTTGTGCTGACGTATAGCCCCACCAATAATCGTATGCACGTATCCCGAAACGACATTCAAAGAGAAAACTAAATTTCTCCGCTAAGCTAAACGCTCCTCCCCAGCTTGTTCGGCTTGGATATGCTCTGCTTCCGCTTTCGTCATCGTCATCATCGCATCCGTCATTGCGGTCGCTAATATGGTAGTGAGTTGAAATGCTGCTGATTGTATTTTTTTTTTAGCAACATTAAGAACACCCAATACCTCCCATACGTCAAGATCAATGATGTAATAGTAGTATCGCCACAAGAGCCAATAGAAAAAGCGTATCTTCCAGACGTTGTTGAGCTGTACAACCGCACACTGCTTGATGCGCTTCTTCCATTCATTTTTCTCTTTTAATTCAATATGAGTAAATTTCCTCGTTGTACCCTTATGAAGCCAACCAAGCATCCTCTTTTTACCTCTGAAAGTATATTCTGTAGGAGTTTCGTTTAGAATATCATCAAGGACTTCTTGAAGTTCTACGTTTGGCTGCTCTATCTTTTTTGTTGCCATGTTCTTTTAATTAGTAAAGGGCGACGGCTCTTGTTGAAAGCCAGCCGCCCTTGCGTTGTTGTTATCCTAAATCCTAATACCTATGGAGATTAGTTTATGCTTTCTTTAACCATGCGATAGAAGGCTTGTCACCAATCTCCAGTGTGCCTGTAAGACCGATAGCATAAACCTTACCATCGTCCATCAAAGGCTTAGCCCAGAGGGCAACACCAGAGAGAATCATGATATTCTCTTGCGTATCGTCCTCGATGACGAACGTACCAGTAATCTTGTGCTTGGTAGGAGTAAGAGCCTGACCTTTGTAGTTCGCGCTGCCAATAGTAGCCTGAACGTTGTCCTTAACGGCATCCTCTCCGTGCGCCCATTTCAAAACATCTGCGTGCTTTGTTGGTACGGTGAACGAAATCTCGAAGTCGCCAATCTCTGCGGTTGACTGCCAATCGCCATTCATACCAATTACTTTGTAATGGGTCAACGATGGGTCACCTTGCTCAATCTTCAGTGAATCTACCTTCACAGGAATATCGAGCTCGGGAGCAAGAGCAATAGCGGTTGCGCTACTAAGGTCTACCGCTGCCTTTTGATACATGAGAGAAGAAGGTCCAGAGAAAATATCCTTCAACTCGGTTTTCTTTTTTAATGCCATAATTGTTATCCTTTTAATATGAAACGTTAAAATTACCTTGTTCTTAATTGTCCTTGTATGAATGTGACATGAAACCCGGATTTGTCACTCATCTGAATAGTTATCTGTGGATCTGTTATCTTGAAAATTTCGTTGCTTATTGGAAATAAATTCAGTAACTTACTAACTTTCTCGTCCATAGTTTTTATATCTATGCTGTTAGTATTGCTTGCGGAAATAACATCCCTTACGTAAACCTCAAAAATGACAGTAGTAGAAAAGTCATTATATTCTCCTCGCTCTCCCAACTCGTTATTATAAATAGAAGCTGGTAAACTGATAACGACATAGTTATCTGGGCGGTCTTTTATTGAGGCAGGTCTATCCTGATAATACCCCTGCTCGCAAACACCCTTAATCTCCTTTGCTATGCCAAAATATAATATCTTCAAACTTACCATATCTTTTTGGATGATGCTCTACGTGAAACTTCTTCTTTGATAGCAACCATAAGGTTATGTGCTTTGAAAGCGTATGGAACAGCCGCAACAACTTGTACCCCCCATGTATGTCTTTTCGGAGCCCCTGAAAACATATCTGTAAGGAACTTCCTTGATTCTGTTGGACCATCGACCCGTTTCTCGCCAGATGTAGCTACGTATGGAGCACCACCGAAGGATACAAATGGGTCTGCATAGAAAGGGCGAAACTTCTTCATACCCTTCGTTAGCGTCTTGCTTATTGGAGCTTTCTGAATATCGCCAACAGAGTATATTGCGAATGGTCTACCTTTATAATAGGCTGCTGAGCTTATTGACGTAAACAAGTTACCAGTAACGTCGTAGAAGTCATTTTCATTAAATGGGTTGTGTTTTGCAATTGCAACATCTATTGCTTCCACCGCAATAGCATCGACAACCTGTTTAGCCTTTTCAACCGCATAAGAGTTAAAAGGCTTAAATATTCTTTTCTGAAATTGCTCTGCTAAACTTTCCATGATCGTTAAACTCTTACTAATTCCCAATAAACAATAGTTCTGTCATTATCAGGCTCACAATCGCGAACACGACCTTCTTCAGTGTTGTTTCCAACAGTGGCATAGATAGTGTCGCCATCAAGAGGTAGTTTTTCTGCTTCCCATACGTCGTATCTGACTGGTATAGAAGCCTTCCTCTTGTTTATATCAACCTTACCCATACCATTGGTAGTAGTGTCTGTAAACGAACGCCCTTTCCCTGCGTACAAAACAACCTCAGTCTTCTCAATCTTTGTTTGAGGATTAGAAGTGGTATCAGTAGCGAACGGGTCTTCGTCTTCAATCTCGCTATCATGCAAGACATTAACCTGTGTGTCTGCCAAACGCACAACCTTGATGATGTGAGGATAACGAGGATTGTTTACTACTTCCTTTCTCATAATCAGAAACCATTTATATGTGGAAGCGGATTGCCAGAAGCATCTATGTTTGCTCGCATAATACCACCACTATTAATCCTGAATGCTGACTTTCTTCCAAAAACAGACTCCGGCTCTAACTTCTTATAAATGGCATTAGCTTCGCTTTTAAGTTCTTTAATATCATCTTGAGTGAGTTGATAACCGCCAGACGAGTGAGTCCATCCATTGTCAGTATCAGAAGTATTATTAACGTTACTTGGACCAAGAATCATCCATTTCAAAAGGTCAGCATATGCAAGTCGAACTTTATCCATATCACAATCATTGATTGGAGTTGATTTCTCAAACCCCCTATCAATGAAAATTGGATATAGTGCATCGACAGGCACTTCAAACTTAACCTTTGCAAGGATATAATCTTCGACCGTATAAGTCTTTCCTACTTCTGATACTGAATCCATACAATTACAATTTAATTTTTACGACATTAATCTGCTGTTTTAATGTCGATAATGTAGTGATTAGGGAACTCAATGAGAGCAGGACAAGCTGACAACATAACATCAGTGTGCCACTCCTTGAAGCGACCATTATCCATTGTTGAGTTGACAACAAGAGATAAACCATCATTACCACGACCAAATACAGTTGTGATAGCGTTAGCACCAAACTGCTTAATCATCTGCTCATCAAGAATTGCCTTGTGCTCGAACTCAACTGCATCGCCTGCTGGACGGAGAACGGCTGTACCATCCTTCCAGCCTTTTACAACCTCCTCCTTAGTATGGGTCTTGTTGTGCTCTTGCTCAGAAACAATCTCAATAGGAGAGACTCCCTCTAAGTCAATAACTGCCTTGTTCCACTCGGATGCAACAATAGGAATTTCCTGTGTTGAAGCAAGGTAGTTCAACTTGCGATAGTTGGAAACGAACTCACGAACTTCCTTGTTCTTTAAGAAAACGTTATAGAAGTCGTTACGAGTCATCTGCCATACCATTGGACCAGCATAGTCACCCATCTGATGACGCACCTTATCCTCCAACACTCGCATCTGTGTAAGCAACTTGCAGTCTGCATCAGCCCAAGTCTTTACACCTGCCTTAAGGAAGTTGCTTGTTGGAACTTCTGCCTTGTGTAGAGGAAGTTGAATACCACGACCAATACCCGTGTAATCAATCTTTGCAGTAGTCATCAGCTGTGCAGTCATAAAGTTCATTGTTGCATCAACTGCGTTGAACTTGTCCTGCAACTTACCAACATAGGTAGCGACAATGTCTGCATCATTGCCAAACTGCTCAAACATTTTCACCTTGTAGTTACGCTCTGCTGCAGTTTCCACAATACCCTCTGCAATAAAGTCGGGGATTGGCGCAGTGTAGAACTTCTCGGTTGAGCCGTCGGCTTGGTTGCTGTCGCTGAGAGGCGCGCGTAAGTCCATGAGGTGTGGTGCTTGCAACTTGCGAGACTTAACAGAGAATACTGCCGTACCGTCTGCTTGGGATGGTGTCTCTGCTGCCGCCTTGCGACCTTGTGTCTTATACCAACCATAGTTGGTGTAGAACAAAGCACTGTTATCAAGGAATGACTGCAAGAAATGGTTGTTCTCTGGGCTTGCAAAGAACTTGGCGTATCTTGAATCTTCAAAATTGTATTTTGCCATTTTGTTATACCTTTTAAGTGTGAAACATTAGAGTGAGAACCAACCTGCAACCTTGCTTGTGTTCAGTGCGAGAACACTTGCTGGCATTGGAGACATCTTTGCTTTGTAAAGCACAGTACTCTCGTTAGCAAGGCATGGGGTGAATAGATAGCGTGCGCCCTCGAAGTCGTTGTTCGTTGCAGAGGGGTTGTACACGAAATCAAAGTCAGAAGGTGCATAACAGTTAGGGTTAGTTACAATAGCCTTAGCACCTGCACCAGCCTTATCTGCTTCCACGAGAACTGCTCCAATTGCAGCGGTAACGGCTGCACTAACAGTGAGCTTCCAAACATCACCTGCGGTGTTATCTTTCGTTGCTTCAACTGCGGTAACAGTAACACCTGTACCTGTACCCGTAAGAGTGTTTGGCGCAACCATGAGAATATCACCCACGAATGGGATATGACGGAAGCCGTCACGCTTAATGAGGACCTCGGTTGTCGATGCAGCCTTAGCTACCTCATAGGTCTTCATAATCTTAATAGTAGCACCTGTATCACCTTCGATACCCGGATTGTACTCTAAAAGGTCACCTGCATAAATCTTTGCATTGCCCTTAAAAGGATTTACGAGAACTCCACCGACTGTTGGGTAAACCAACCCGTTCTTTGCGCTTGACTGCAACTTAACGAATACGTTGCGACTGCCGCCAATCTCGCCATGAGCCTGAATCAGTACAGTACCTTGGAAAACTCCTGCATTGAGAATCCTTTGCTGATAAAAATCAAGTTCTGTCATCTTTGATTAATGTTAATTGTTAAACTGAATACTTATTATTCGGCCTTTGGGTTGTGTCGTCCAACGATGTTACCAACGTCGCTCCAGTCTTCTTTTTCCTCCTTGCCACCACCATTGCCACCTGCATGTGGCTTACCGATTTCAACGCCAGCTTCCTTGATGTCAGCATTGTACAACCTCTCCGCTGTCTCAACAAGAGATTTTAAATCGACATTCTCATTCGGAATTTCGAGTTTTGAAAGGGCGGACTTGGCAAAGAAGTCGTTGAATTTCAAACCTGCGTTTTCAAACTTCTCCCTAAGACCTTTTCTGACAGAATCCATTGTAGCGTGCTTCGCTCTCTCGATCTGCTCTTGCTTGCGTGCGTTACGTTCCTCATCAAGTTCAGCCCTAATGTTTTTCAACTCCTTCATGATTTCGCTTTCGCTACCCTCATTACCTTCGTTTTTCTTAGAACCGCCTTCATTTCCCTCTTTCAGCTTCTTTTCAGCGTTCTCCTTATACTCTTTCACCTCTTTCGAGACATCAGAATGGAGATTGCCGTCCATTCGCTTCAATCGGTTTGCAACTCTTTCAACTAACTTGGCATTTGCTTCCTCGTCGTTTCCAAAATCGCCAAGAACGTCATCAAGTTCTTCGTTGATGGTACGCTCGCTAAGTTTCAACTGGGTGCTTCCCAAACTTTTTGTTACTAATTCTCTGAGTTCTTCTCTATTCATTAGTGTTATCCTGTTGATTAATCGTTGCAGAAGAAGGAATCGAACCTTCGACCTGTTGATTATGAAACAACTGCGCTACCGCTGCGCCATTCTGCTAAAAATTTGAATATATATGCAATCTGAGAGCAAAAATATGTATAAAAAATGAATATTCCAAATAAAAATGTATATTTTTGCAAATAATATTGTATATTTATGCTATTTGTGATTAAATGGAAAAACTTTCAGGGTTAACGTTACATAATGGTGATAAGGTTTATACACAGGAATACATACAGTTCTTGCGTGATGCTGACCGTAAGTCTCCAGATAAATTAAAAATCATTGCACAAAAGGGAGCGCAAGAACGAATACTGTCGGTAGACGCTGATATTAAGATAATAGGCGGCAGTCGCGGCGGTCCCCTATTAACCAGTACAAAAGTTGTAACTCCTTTCGGCTATCGTATGATTTCAGATTTGAAGGCTGGAGACATCATTAGCGGAACTGACGGAGGAATGCAGCGTGTCGTTTACAGGAAAGACCATGGTAAACTACCAGCATATAAAATTAAGTTTATTGATGGTTCAGAAGTCATAGCTTCTTACGATCATTTATGGAATGTACGAAAGACTTGTTATATAAGCAAAAAGCGTAAACTTAACAACTTGTCATTACAGGATGATTTTAGGGTGTGGACTACTCAAATGATAGTCGAACATCTTACAAAAGTAAAAAATGGAGAGATTAAGAATAGTAGATTGATTATCCCTCTATGCGAACCTATTAAATTCACAAGGAGTTGGGGTAATCGCCATTACAAACCGACGACACCACCGTATATAATTGGGGCGTTACTGGGTGATGGTTGTATTACAGAATGCGTAAAGAACGGTAGTTATGACGCTTTACTTTCAAGCGCAGATAAAGAAATTGTAGAAGAGTTTGAGAAAAGCGGATTTGATATGTCGAATTATGCTCAAAAGGAGAATAATGCTGCCAAAGATTACCGCATTGTCAACACTTCTCTTCGTAATGACCTTGAAGGATTAAAACTCTATAATCACAATGCGTTCTCTAAATTTGTCCCAAACATATATAAGTGGGGTACCGTTGATACTCGCATTGCGATCGTTCAGGGACTTATGGATACAGACGGAACAATAGATAAAAGGGGGCATTGTTCTTTCTCTACCGTGAGCAAGCAACTTGCTGAGGATATGAAATTCTTAATAAATAGCCTCGGGGGGTTAGCAACCATATCTAAGTGTGAAAGCCATTACGTAAAGGATGGTAAAAGAATAGAGTCTTCTGATTATTACAATGTTTATATTCGTATAAATGATTCTCATAGGCTATTTAGGCTAACACGAAAGAAAAAACTTTGTACAGAATATAATGGAGGAATAAGCGATCTGGGGAGGCATATTGTAGATTTTGAATATGTTGGAGAGAAAGACTGTTGCTGTATTGCTGTCAATAACACAAATTCTCTATTTATGGTTGAGGATTTCATCGTCACTCATAATAGCAAATCGTTCTCTGCGCTCATGGAAACCCTCAAAGATATACGCAATTCTGATTTCCATGGACTTATACTTCGTAAAGAAAAAAATGACCTTGACTCCCTAATCTCAGATTCCTATAAAGTATATTCTCAATTTGGCATATACAATAAGTCACAGAATGATATGACTTGGAATTTTCAAAACGGAGGTTGGTTGAAGTTCTCATACTACGCAGGTGCTTATCAAGATTTCAAGAATAGATTTCAGGGGCGACAATACGCTTACATTGCTATTGACGAGGGAACACAGATTGAGTATAGGAAATTCAAGTATCTCTTAACAAATAACCGTAATGCTTCTCACATCAGGAATAGGTTTTGGATAACGTGTAATCCTGACCCAGAAAGTTGGGTAAGAAAGTTTATTGACTGGTGGGTTGACGAAGAAGGCTATATTATTCCAGAAAGAAATTGCCAGATACGATATTGCTTTATGGACGGAGATACGCCTGATTCTATTTTTTGGGGGAACACAAGAGAAGAAGTATATGAGCAATGCTCAGAACTTATTGATTCTCTTTGGAAGGATAGTTATGAAGAACTCGGTTACACAAAGCTCGATATGTTTATAAAGTCTGTAACTTTTATTCGGGCAGATGTTTCTGAGAACATAAAGCTTATTAGTACAGACGCTTCGTATATTGCTAACCTTGCACAACAGGACGAGGAGCAGCGTATGCGTGACCTTGAAGCTAACTGGAATTGGAAGGCTGCTGGAGATGATATGGTGAAGATAGAGGATTTGGAGGGTATTTTCAATAATACTATGCAGCTTGACGACGAAGTGCATCGTGCTTCTGCCGATATTGCATTTACCGGCGGTGATAACTTTGTCATGTGGCACTGGATTGGGAGGCACACAAAAGATTTGATTGTTATGCGTCTTGATTCAAAAACAATAGTGTCGGTCGTACAGTCAAAATTGCGCGAGTGGGGAGTAGAGGAATGCAATTTTACCTATGATATGCAAGGTATTGGTCAATACTTCAAGGGGTTTTTCCCTAACGCTGTGCCATTTAACAACCAAGCTGCGCCAATTGCTCTTGATAGGAAAGAGGAAGAAGGTATTAGATATTTATACAAGGACTTAAAATCGCAGTGCGCCTTTATGTTCTACACAGAAATAAAGGAAAGAGGAATATCTATTGAACCTGCTTTGCTTGATAGAAAGTTTAGCGGTAATGGCTTCAAAAATGTCCCACTTAGGCAAATACTAATGAAGGAGAGAAAGTCGCTTAGACGTGACGAGACTGGCTCTGACAAGGGATTTAAGTTGCTTCCCAAAAAACTTGCAAAAAGATACGTCGGGCATTCTCCAGACTTCTGGGAGAGCTGGTTCTATATCGAAATATTCAGACTAACAAAAAAGAAACATAAAAAGGTAAAAGGATTATGGATGATTTAACAGTGAATTACAGAGAGGTGCTGACAAAGAAACCGTGGTGGCGAGTTACGCCAAAGGGGTATATGCAGCACAACATACAGGAAAGAAGGGACGATGCAAGTGACATAACTATGCCAGAGGACCACTTGTATAGAACCGTTATGACACAAGCGGACTTTCTGCGTGAGTATTACCCGTCTGCTCATGCTATCTTTGACGAAACGAAATACCCAGACATTTACAAAAAAGACCCAGACACGAATAAGTGGTACAAACAACCAATCACTCGAACATCGTTTGCGTTTCAACAGGTGATAGCAACAAAACATATCCTTCACCTCACAGGAAACGATGTTCAGTTTGAAATTGCTGACGGTGCATTGGATAAATCTAAAGAAGAAGAATATCAAAAGAATCTTATCAAATTCAAGAAATGTTGGTTGCTTTCCAACATGGAGATAAGAAACTTTGAAGCTATCCGCTCATTGATGATTACTGGAGATGCTGCTGTAGTGGGATATTTTAATAACGGCAAGTTTGGCGCAAAGTCATTATCTTATCTGAATGGTGACACACTCTATCCCCATTTCGACTCTATTACAGGCGAACTTGAATTATTTGCACGTAAATACTACGATTATGACGATGACGGCATAGAAAAGACAGAATACGTTGAGGTCTGGGATGACGTAAACATCTATCGTTACAAGCGTGGTGTAAACGAAAGCGGCGTTTTTGCATTTCTCAAAAAGATATTCGGCCTTGGTGGATTTGAACTCATTACTAAAAAGCCACATGGATTCCCATTTCTTCCTGTTGCTTATGTACGCAATGAGGATGGGCCATGTTGGCATGCCGTACAGAAGAATATCGAGGACTACGAGGAAGCGTTCTCTCATCTATGCGAAAATAACAAGGCATATGCGTTCCCTATCATGTACATGAAGGGGTCAGGTGATGATATTAGCGTTATTGGAGATAGCAATGGTGCTGCAAAAGTCGTTACAATGAACGATAAGGATGCAGAAGCAGGATTCCTTAATGGCACGGACGCTTCAAACGCTTTCGCGACACAACTTGATAAGTCGTATGACCTTATCTATGAGTTGTCATTCACTGTGAAGCCGCCAGAGTTAAAGTCAGGCGACTTGCCAGGCGTTGCATTGAAATTGCTATATTCTCCTGCACTTGAAATTGCCATGAACGATGCACAACTATTGCAGGCGTTCGTTGACATGCTTACAAAGATGGTTAAGTTTGGTATCGGCTTTGAGGAAAATCAAACCGCGACATATTCAGAACTTCCCATTAACGCATGGATTTCTCCGTACATACACAGTAATTCAACAGAAATCATTACCAATTTGGCTACTGCTGTTCAGAATAAGTTTATTTCGCATCAGACGGCTTCAGAACGTTGCCCAGACTTTCCAAAGAATGATGAGTATGCACGCATCATTTCGGAAGAAAAAGAGAAGCAACAGATGGATTTGCTCACCCAACTCGAGGTACAGGATAACCAAACAGAGAATAATATTGAGCAGGAAGAAGCCGCTGCACGAATTAATCATGGTAAGGGTGGTAGCGACCTCAATCAGCCAAAGGGCGGTAAAAAAGGCAGACCCAATAAATCTGGAAAAACGTGGGACAAAAATCGGAATTTCTTAGGTGAAAACAATTGGGATTCTCTAAAAACAAAGTAGTACATTATGAGTGATATACTCTTCACACAAACATTACAGCGCAAGGCAAAGGAGTACGGCTTAGCAAAAGCCGAATACCTTTGCTATGCTGCGATGAGAGCAGCAGGAATTGGTATCAATGATGCTTGGAATATGGCTTTTCAGAACGCAGGACAGACGTGGGATAAAAGTCGACTTAAAGCGGAGCAACAGAAACTCGAAGGACTTGACGGAGTGCAGAGCTTCATTGCTGATATAAAGAAGGTGAACGGAGAAGGTGAAGGAAACGAGATTTCTGCCGATGACCTTGCAAAGGCAACGTCAAAGGAAAGAATTTTATCAGACCTCCTGAAAGCAAGAGCACTTACAAAACCTTCATCAAAGGAATGGATTGATATTACTGCAAAGATTGCCGATTATGCGCGTATCAAGCAGGATGAGATAAAGGAAGAAGACACAACTATCCATTATTTCATACCTGTAAATTATCCTACATCGTGTAAGGATTGCTTGTTACACCAGAATGGTAAAAATACTACAAGTAAAATGTGAAAACAAAATACCCAGTAACGAAGCATATCTTACTGGGCGTTTTTATTTTAAACAAGTAAATAAATTTGTAAAAAAATATTTTTCTTTGTTACATTTTTGTTACGTTTTTGTTTCAGAATAAACAAACAATACTATATACCCTGTTTTAAATATTGGAAGTTTCGTCGTTCAAAAAAGCCTTCTTATTGAATAAAAATTCAACCCCACAAACACAGCGATGATGTGCAGGGATTAGCATTCCTTCACTCATACGATGTGGACGGCTCGCAATCTCATCACAGATGTCACAAGGATATGACGAATTTCTATACGTCCTATATCCAATAGCATTTACTGACCTACCATACTCGATCTCCACCTGCCCCCACGATAAGTTTATTGTGTTTTGAATATTTCTTATGATATTCTCATAGGAAGCTGCATAAACACCTTGCCCTCTGTGTGGGATAACCATAGCATACTTACCCTCACGTGAAGCCTTTGTCATAACAGAGTTATTATAGGGGTCTTTGTAGGACTTTCTGACAGCACCAATGATTTTGTTTTCGTCATACCGCATAGAAACACCAGCCTTGACCAATTTCACAATATCCTCTGCGAAGTCCCTTAGATACTCGCTATTGCGCTGCATGTATGTTTTACCAAACACTTTCTTTTTCAAGTAGTTATTCACAAGGTCTTTTGCATCAAGCCCCAATATCTTACCACTTGCCATAGAGTAAGCCTCTACGTACTTTTCAATAGCCTTTTCTGCTTTGATAGCGATTTGTACAGCCTCTTTTTCATATCGCTCAACATCAGATATTGTCTTGCTCTGATAATATGGTCTGTATTTCCTTGCGGCCTTGACAATATTCTCTGCTGTCTTCCAGAGAATGTCTGTTACGTGTGTTGTCGCATTTAGTTGAGCCTGTACTCTTCTGCTTGCAAAAAGTACGCTCCGTTCTTTTTCACTTGTCGCCATGTGTTATCTTTCTTTCACTATAAATCTTTTTCTTTTCCTACCTACCTCTCTCTTCATCAGCCCTGCTGCTTTAGCTGCCTCCTTCTTCGCCAATCTTGCCGCCCTTGCAGCCTTGCGTGCAGCACATATCTTCATCTGCTCGGCATTGAGGCGTCTGTTCTCTTCCTTTCGCTCTTTATACATTAAGTACTGCTGCTGCTTTGTCATAGATTTAATGATGGTGTTCTGAACCTTCTCTATCACAAATTTAGGAGTATCCTCTTCACGTATGAATACAGGGAAACAACTTTTCTTGTGCGTATCATAGAAGCGAACACGATCTTCTCCGTCAATCTTAATTGCAACTCTTGTGTCAGGAAGGAACAGGTCACTATGACCAAACCATACATTCTTGTGCTGCCTATATTTGATGTTGTTTTCTTCTAAGAACGCTATCACCTTCTTTAACTTTGTTTCATTTTTCATAATCCCGACTTTTTTATATATTTGTTAATCTCTTTTTTATTTTCCTCAAAGAACTTTTTGAAAATGCTATCAACGTCCTCGGCCTTTGCAAGCCACCCCTTTGTCCACGTGGCTTTCCAGAACACCCAGAACCTCTTACCAATCTTATATGATATATGAATATAGTGCATCGACGTGGCTACCTCCATAAGGCTTATAGGGTGGCCGCAAACTTCGCCGTCATATTTTGCGTATGTCCTTACGCCTTGTTCCTCATCAATCAGTCGAAAGGCGAGTTTCGTTAAAAGCCAATTCTCAAAGTATATACGTCTCATAACAGTGAACTTAATATATTTCCCTACCCTCGTTACATATCTTTCTTTGCTCACACAGTGTATTCATCGCAAGACTAATATCCTCACAGCCTATGAAAAGTACATCCGTTAGTATACGTATCCACCTAAGATAAATGTCAATCATAGTACCATGAAGCCACACTTTAACATCGTCTCCATTTTTTGCCGTTTTAACGAAGTAGCTATCATCACACACGCCGAAAACATAACAACACTCTTTTATTCTTTTTTTGTAGCCTTCCCATTCAAAGAAATCTTCAATCTTATTGTGGGAATTATTTTTTTCGTTGAAGCGTGGGATATTACTATTGTTTACCTGTTCAATGAAATGGTTATGCTGTTCCAAAAGATCCGTTGCATCAAAAAAGCCATCTGCTTTTCTTTGCCTTATAGTAAGAGAAGCTAACTTATGATATACATATATATCCGCCAAGCGAACATCATTGCAATCAACTCGATTCTGCTCGAACTGCTCGTTCTCAAAATAGGTACGTCTCATATAGCTTGTTTACTCGTGAGTACTTTTGGTGCCCATTTTTCACTCCACTTCTTGCGAAGATACTTTACCACTCCCTCATAAGAAGATAGAAAACCATCGTTGATAAGCATTGCAACTGTCTTTTCTGCGCTGAATAACTCTTTCATTTTATCTTCAACACCTTCTTTGTTTCTAATCATTGCCTCGTGGTTGTTAAATACAACCCAGTTAATAGCTTTTGCTATATTGGATATTGCCGCACGGAGAAAACATTTTCCAACGATTTTGGAGATTGCAGCACATAGGTCTTTGTATGCGTCGCCAGCCTCGTTTCGATACGCAATCATATTATCATAAACAAAACGAATAACTTGCACTTCAAATCGAGGGTTTATCCACATAGCAAACTTTAAGAATAAAATAGGATTCATCCATACTTTATCTTGTGTTTTTCCATATTTCGTCAACTTACCAGATACCTTTGTAAGTAACTGACTTTCAGCAATGTCGGTTTTTCGCCTATGGCTTTCATCCTCAGCAAGGGCATTCAAAAACTCTTTAACCTTTGGACTTTCAAGGAACTCTGACATTCTTCTACGTGGATTACCCTCAACACCATTCCATTGGCGAAGCAAATTAGCACCATCAAAGAAACCATCTTTCGTCCTTTGCTCAACTGTAAACTGTCCCATCGGACGTGTCATGACTTGGTTTGTTTTCATCTTCGACCTCCTATATTTTGTTGTTTTTAGTCTTCACTTTTTATAATCTATATTGTACCATGCTATACTATCTCCATTTACATCCAACATTGTAAGTGTTTGCTTGAACTTGAAATCCATAGTTCTTTGTTGTGAATGTATATCCTTCAATATCCATTCCACACACTCCTTTAAGAAAAGTTCCTACGAAATGAGTAAACTTCTTAAAGTACTTTCTATGTATTCCTTGTTTTACGATATTGAATGCTGTTGCAACAGACAGTCCGAGTTTCTTTGCTATCGTTGCATACGATAATCCACGCTCAACGTATTTATTTCCAAAACCATACTTCCTACATGCTTTTCTCGCAGCTTTAATCTTCTTTGGATTAAAGCCGTTGTGAGCGTTGTGAATAGTATGCTTGCAGAAATCCTTACGTTGTTGCAGAAAAACGACCTGCAACGCCTGCAATGACCTTTCAACAGTCTTTACGCTTGTGAAGTCCATCCGACCGATATTCATGTTTCGCTTTGTGTGCTTGCTGACGGTTGAACGTATGATGAGATTATCCTTCTCGATGAGAATAAGCCCATATTCGTTTAGTGTTTGCAAGCGTTTTTTGATTGTGACGGCATGAATACCGGTAATGGTACGAATAAGATTGATAGAATAATGGCGAATGTTTGATGATTTTGTGCGATGCTTTATAAGATATGCCATTGCAAGTGCTTTCAGCAACTCTTTGTTGCCAAAACATTCACTTATCAATGACCTTCTTATATACTTCATACGCCATCAAAAAGAATGAGGTCATTAAACAACCTGTACTTTGTTTAACAACCTCATATATTTTATGATTTTATGAGTTTTCTTTAATATCACCTTTTATAGTACAGGAGGGTGCTACTTTTTTATGCTACAAAGATACTACTTTTGTCCAAAGTATATAAATTATAAACGTTAAAACTACATAAAAAATAAACATTTCTCGTTTTTCTATTGTGCGTACATGGAAAATATACTAACTTTGCTGATGTGATAACCAGAAATCACGCAATGAAATGCTTTCTATTCCTCCTTAGAGGATTTTTATATAGGCTTAAACCTCGTTGATATTCTGGTTATCAATGGGGTTTATTGTTTTTAGCATATTCCCTAAATTCTATCCTTAGCGACCACAGCCACCTTGGGATAGTCTTATTTCTCGCAAAGGGAGCAAGCGATGGTGCAGGATTTGAATGAGGATGCACCGCAAGACGATGACAATATCGGAAATCCTCATATCATTTGTTGAATTTGTCTTAACAAGTGAGCGAAGAACGGCGACGAGAACTCTCGGTATAAAGTTCTGAGCAGAATCCTTCCCAGTAATTGGTAAGGGTGAATTCTGCTCTTTCAGCTCCTCCTTCTCTGGTATATTAATTATGTAATAATTATATTTTGACCGAAAATTTATGAAAAAGTTTTTTGATTTGTTCAAACGCAACAAGCATGAAGCAGATATAGAAGAAGAAAGGAAGCAGGCTCTTTCTATTGCTTTTAGAAATATGATTGAATATGCTCGAGAAATTAGACAAGGACCTTATCTAATTAATAATGATATATGGTACAACTAAACCAAATTTACGTTTTTGATGCGTAAAGGACAGACATTTGTAACATAAGCATAAAACAAAGGGGGGTGCCCAATATGGACACCCCATCTTATTTTAATTCTCTTCACCTTCAAGTATAGACGAAACAATTTGCTCAATCCAATCGTCATTGAATGTCGGTAATGGGAAATTAATCTTATTTCCATCCATCTTATGCTTGATTAAAATAAGCACATCTTGCAACTTTGCAAAATCCTGCAACTGCTCAATAATTTTACTCGTCATCTCCATCTTCTACCTCCTTTCCCATTTTTAATAGTGTTTCTTTGTGCTGCTCATTTCGTAGAACTTCATCGGCAGCCTCTTCACACTCTTTTACTTCTTCTTCTGTTAGTTCTCCCTTCTTTGCAGCCCGTTTGAAGTATTCGTGCATAAGCTCCTGCTTCTTTGACATATACTCCATATCACCAACGACAGATGTATCGGCAAACATGCACGTGAGTATCATTGTGAGATTGTCAAGCCCAACTCCAAAAAACTCTCCATTTTCGTTGACAGGTATTTCGTTAATGGCATCAAAGAGCGACATGCCAAAAACCCATTCAATACTCCACGAACCACTCATGGTAGACGCTTTTATGAATGGTAATCCTACACGTCGTAACTCTCGTTGAACCTCACGTGGTAAATTGTTTTCATCACGCAGTTGTCGCACCTGCTTGGACGTTAATGTACGGGTAAATTTCTTGATAGTAAAATTACCAGCACGATAAATCTTACCAAATTCTAAACCTTTATTTTCCATATTCAGTTTACATTAAACATTATCGATAATTTGGTCTACATTGTGTTTCTTAACAAGCTCTTGATGCTTGTTTAGGTACCACAAAGCTTTGTCAATATCCTCAACCTCACAACCTTTCAGTTCAGCTCGTACAAGGTATTTAAAGGCATTGAGTTTACAGAAGGCTTTTGTTTCGTCAACACCAAACACATCCTCCATAATATCAATACACTCCAACTTGCCGTGATTGTAGTGTGATGGATGATTAACTCTTTCTTCTTTCATTTGTTATCCCTCCAAATTGTTAACGACTTCACCTTTTTTATCCGCAACAAATACGCTATGAGCAATCAAGAGCGCATCGCTGTTCCAGAGAGTAACCTTCTGTTCAGGGAATAACTGTTCAGCAATGAATTTTAGACGATTCTTGTATGCAGTCTTTGTTTCGTCCTTTTTCTTTGACTTTATACCAAGACCACGCATCCACGTGTTTGGAAGCACCTCTATGGTTTTAATCTTTGCTGCCAACAATGCCATCTGAAGCCAACCAAAACCTTGACCGAACTTGAACATACTTGCTGCACCATCGCCCGGACGTGCGTGAACCTTCTCTAAATAACAAGTCGTATCGTTATCTGTGAATTGTTGTAAAAAAGACAATAATTCGCCCATTGTTTGAGGCATCTTAGTGAGTGCAACAACCTTTCCGTTCTCATTAAGAGCGGTTATCGCTCCTGACACACCTGGATCAATTCCAATGAATATCTTTTCCATAATTACTTCTCTTTTGTTTTACGTGGCCTGCCAGCTTTCTTCTTTGGCTTCTCACTCTGTTTAACAATCTCCTTTGCACCCGTATGACCAAAGCCACCATCACCACGCTCTGTTTCATCAATGGCATCAACCTGTTTGAACTCTATTTCAGGCACTTCAACAAACTGCATCTGTGCAATACGCGTTCCCTTTGCGATGAACGTGTGTGATACTAATTCGTCGTGAACGTCAATAATCACACCGACGATACCTGTGTAATCGCTATCTATTGTGCCGAGCAATACGTCTGCATCAAGACGCTTTGTGTATAACTCGCACAACTGCTCATACATCACCTCGATACCTTTTGACGAGAAGCCGCTTCTTGACTTGATGATTGCCGCCATGTTCTTCGGCAGCTGCATACGGAAGCCGAGTGGCAATACCTGTCTCCCATGCTTCAACTTGAAATCCTCTGGAACAAATAGGTCATAACATGCAGCACCTTTTGTTGCTTTCTTCGGCAAAACACCGCCTTCAAGCACAATCTTTACTCCTTGCATCCCAATACCCTTTCTTCAAAGTCCTTACCTGCAACGAATTTCAATACCTTTTTTGCAGGCACGTCAATCGTTGTCTTGTTCGTGAAATCGTATGCCTTCTTCGGCTTGCGCTCAATAACCTTTAGCCTAAAGCTGTCACGGAGATTGATTTCTTTGCCACACGAAAGCACATTCGCCATCACGTCAATGAAATCGTCAATGAACTGCTTTGAGCGTGTTATCGTTTCGCTGCTCTTCTCTGACAGATATACTGCCAACTCTTCTTTTGTTACTGCCATAATTGTTCTGTTTTGTTGTTAAACTTTTATTCAGAAAGTAATGTAATGCGCTTACCAAGCACAAACAAATACTCGCCCATGGATTTACGCTGCCATAAAAGCAGTTCTCGTTGCTCCTTATCAGTTACAACTTCCTCAAACTTAGGGCTATCAACGAAAGAACATAGTTTGTCCAGCCGTCCCGCCAACTCCTGCTGCTCAATCATAAGGCGGTCTTTGAACGTGTCGGCAATCTTGTAAGCCTTTTCAAACACTTCCTTTGGAGACCAACTCTTGTAGCCATCTTCGTAAACAACCTCATAGCCATCTTCACGGTTCATAGAACGTGGCACCGATCCATCCTTGGGATAAATCTTACCATCTACTCGCCACGCAGGGGTGGCACTCACTTCTTTTGTTCCAATGTACTTCTTCATAAAACTATTGTTTTAATTATTAAATTTAATCCTTGTAAATCTCTTTCTGTAAAACTTTCCAACAACACTTAGCTGCCCAGCCAACCATATAAGCCGCATGCTCATCGTGTATCAGACTGTATTCAATTCCTAACTCATTGAAAATGGCGTTTGCTGCATGCAGGCTTTCGTGTGCTACATGTTCGACAATCTTGCTTCCACAGAGTTTAGAGCAGTCATAAAAGACTACCAATACTCCATATTTCCCAGTTGCCTTGCGCATTATCTGTGGATAAGTTGTAGCGTATGCATCCTCTGATTTCTCAAACTTATAAGCCCCATAAGAAGTGAATTTGTCTTTTACATCTTCCCAGCTTGTAGCTACCCACAATTTCCTGCCGTATATTTCAATATCAAATTCCCTAATCATTTACGTTACTGCTTAATTATTCTATACCTTTTGCCATGCACAGATTCAAGTCCTTTCATATACTCAAAGGCTACCTGTGGGTGGCTTGACATGAATACATCGCGGAAATTGAACAAATCTATTGTTTGAACTATATACATAGCTTATTCCTTGTAATATGTTATACTCATAAAAATACAACCATTGCCCTTGCGAACTTTCCACTTAACATTAGGATGTTCTAATTTTAAGCGGTTTATAATCTTTTCGGTCAGCATATCATCTGACGAATAAGTTACATAATGGTCATATATTTGAATCTCTTTTCCGACATTCTGAAATAATTTTTGTATAAAGTCATCGCAAAGGCGAGTTGTCCTGCCAGTGCGTCTGTACTTATCTTGCTGTAAGTCTTGGGGTGCAAAACCTCCTTTTATGGCAGTCATAATTATTTTCCTTTCTTTGGTTCTGTCTTAATTTCTACCTGTTTCTCCAGTTCCTTGATATGCTCCTGCATTTTACGAACTTTATTGTAGCAATCAGAAAACATTGTATCGAGTTCTTTGTCATTGCAGCCTACCAATAGTGCGGGCTTATAGTCCGTATTTCCTTTTTTCATCATTGCAATCAGATTGCAGACTGCCTGCTTTATCCACGTATGGTCGTGCTGCAACTCACAGAGTTTATTGTCACTGTTCTCTTCGGTATATGATTGAAGAGCTTTACATAACTCGCCGTAAGACTTTTCCGGTACATGAAACCGTGCATCATCGGTGTAGACATGGCATTCGTTGTCTTCTCGACACACAGCAGTTACCTTTGACAGGTTTAATAATAGTGGATACACGCGCTTTTCTTCGCATGAATCATAAACAAACGCTTTAATTTCGATAAATTTTCCCATAATTATTTCCCTTTCTTTGCTTTAAGTTCATTATACCGCTTCTCGCTCACAAGGAACGTACCTCTGCCGTTAAAACGTAGCGCATAGTATTTCGCTTTGCCGATATGATAGCGAATGTTAGTAGCATAATCATAGAATTGACTATAATCGCAAATGCTGTAGATTGTCTTTGAATGGTCTAACATCTTGCATTCAGCACGACCGCCCCACATTTCAAAGAAGTTGTATAAATCAATCTCATCGGGAAGGCAAACGCCCTCTTTCGCTTGATACATTTCACGTTCAATCTCGTCCATAAACTGCGTAAAACCACGCAACATGTCTGAATAATTTGCCATTTATTATCTGTTTTGAAGTTTTTTAATCTCTGTATAGCATTTTGCTGCCATACTCTGTAACTCGGAATCATTTACCTTCCCCAATACAGAAGGGGAAATACTTGAATCCATCAAGAGAAGATAAATGTTCGTGATAACATCCTTTGAAATCGTAAGGTCGTTCTGTAACTGACACATCTTCTCAGCTGTAGCGTCTGAATATGGCTTCTTCAACTCGGCAAGGAGCTTATCAAAGCTATCCTTGATAATCTTGAAACGCTTGCCGCCAGTCATAACAACCTCGTATGATTTCTCCGACAATATCTCAACATTGTCAAGGTTAATCATCTGCTTGCCGTATGTGCGGTCCTGAACCTCAATAAACCTATTCATCGTCGTCGTTCAATTCGTTATTGTATATCTCGCATGTAAAACTAACATTTAAGCCTTCGTGCATTTTGCCATCACTCGTCATAATAGGCTCGTTACAGCATTGAGAGCTAACTGAAACGTTATCAACGCCAGTAGATAAAGCAAACTCACGTACAGCATCGCCAATCGTTTTAAGCATCTTCATCTGCTCAATCTTAAAATCCGTGTCGTTTAGCATAATAATATCTTTTAGTTGAACCATTTGATAATTGTATCACCACGAAAACCTTTCTCCCAAACAAACCAAGCGTATGAAGTCGCACTACCGCTAATTTTGTCAAAATCGCCATTAATCGTACATTTCAAACGTGAACTGCTAACCCATATACGCTTTGGTGGCATAGTGTCAAACATCTTACGACGACGCTTACCCTCTAAATACTGAACCTTTAAGAACATCGCAACCTTACACCCATCAGGTATAATCTGTAATGCCTTCTCTACAAATTCCTGTGCGTACTTGTATGGAGGATTTGTAATAATATCGCCATTCCACTCGGTATTATCAATAGAAAGGAAATCAGCAACTTCTCCATAGCCACGGTCAATTAAATCACGGCTAACAACATGATACCCACCTCTAATAAGAACTTCGGAGATATGCCCTTCGCCACACGAAGGCTCAAGAATAGGACCATTAAAGGTTTCTAACTTTAATAACCATTCGGTAGCTTTTGGCTCAGTTGCATAATAATCATTCTCCTCACGTTCACCAAGTGAATGATTACTTGCACCAAGTGTTTTAAACACACTATTCTTATCTCCAACCCAATCTTTTCCCATAATCAATCGTTCTCCTTAATAAATGATTCCTCCTCATCAATTTCATCGCCATCAATATCACGGAAGTCGGTAATGAAAACAGGTTGTTTCAAACGTTCGAGCGTTACTCCATACAACTCATAATAGATACCCCTTCCACCACGTTTCTTAAAGAAATTCATTTTAAGAAGGGAATTGGCAAATTTTCGATTAGAAGGAATAAGCGACTCGTCAACATCATTATCCTCACAGAAGCGAACAAACGCATCATAAAGGTCAATACCTGCAATATAAGCAGCATTTTCATTCGGTGCATCCTTGCTATTGCGGATTTTATACGTTTTCACCCATGCGACTGTAGGTTGACGGGTAATAAGTGTACGCAACATCGCCATTTGACTACCCTCAGCATCAGGGAAACGGAATTTACGACGGAATAACTCACGCGTTCCACGCATAACCCAATTAAATACACCGGGAAGCTCGTTGCGAATGATGTTGTTTGCAAGATTCGGATCACGCTTTGAACGAGGAATTGTGACATCAAATGGGATAATCTGCAAACGACGAATCATACCGTCACTTGAATCGTTTATTTCAGGAAGGGAGTTCATGTTGAAAATAAGATACGGTATCTCACGGCACTCCTCAACATTGCGACCAATACCACGAACCTGAACAGGCTCACCTGAAACAAGCTGCTTGAATATATTGTCCTCATTCGATTTACGTGAAAATCCACGAGGATTACTATCAGACGACCAGTTGAATATCATACCACGAATAGGAAGACGACCACGAAGACCAGAATCACCCTCAGAGGTTAATGTAGAGTAGTCAATCTTGCTAATCTTTGAATCACCAAACAACGCACGCATAACTTCAAATATAACACTCTTTCCATTCGCACCACCACCAATAAGGAATAAGCATAACTCAACCTTACCTGAACCATTACGCCACTCATCAGAAAATGCAACATTACGCTGTGTAAGACCAAGACCCAAAAACATCTGCAATACAGTTCGTGATGTTTTATCAGGAAGAACCTCACGAAGGAACATCTGCCAACGGTCACAACGAGCATCATCCTCATAACGATATGGACGATAATACGTAATCTCAACGTCAGGAGAAAAGTTAATAAAGTTCGGTTTACATGGATCAGATAAATCCAATACGCCATTCTCAAAACCAATCATGTCCAAACGAGGATGAAGCTGATTGCGAATCTTAATCTTGTTAAGGAATGATTCACGACGAACAAGAGGCTTGTGCATCATTGCTGTAATGCCAAGGTCACGAAGCAACGTCTCATACGCAGTTTCAACAACAGTCTCTGATACAACATCGTAAACCTTACCATTGAAAAAATAAAACGAACCGTTAAACCACTTCAAAGGACAATCACGAACAAACAAGTCAAGGGACATCTCAAAACGACACTTCTTCTCGTTATACAAAGATAGGTCTCCCCAACTACCACTCAAGGAACCAAAAGCGTACTTCAAATCCCTTGATTGCTCAATCAGATAACCATAAATATAATCCAGTTTCTCTCCGTCTGTCATAATCGATATATGTAAAATGTACCTTTATCGTGCATAAATGCAATAATAGTGTAGTTTATGTGTATAATTTAGTGTATGAAAATCCACTTACAATAAATGAATAGTGTAGGATTGAATAGTTTTTGTCGGATTCCCTCCACAACCATTAAACCACAAAGTACACAATATATAAACAACATTGCAAATATACATAAAAAATATACATAAGCTGCACTATATATCTTATAATCAGTGAAAATTAGTACACTTTAACATACACACAATAATGAATAAATATACATAGTAGAAAATGCTTAAATTTATGTGTTAAATCTTTTAACAATTTGGGAAATTAAATGGAGAAAATAAAAAAATAAAAGAAAAAATTTTTAGAAGGGGTTACTACGCCTTGTTTACAAGCGTTACAAAGGGGGTGGGGGTGTTTGTTACTACATATAACAAACAATATAAAGGGTAAAAAAGACACTTAAAAATTGTTTCACACGTGAAACAATTATAAACAAAGTAACTCTATACACTTAACTATCTGTATATTAATACGTTATTCTTTGTATATTTATACTTTTATCTTTATACATTTTATTTTATATTTATGCGTTTAAGTGTTAAATAATTAACGTTTGTTCACTATAAGGCAAATGCTTTATTGTAAATTATTATTAATTTATTCATTTATTCGCTGTTTATGCATGTAAAAAACTTTGTAAATACTTGATTGTCAGTTACTTGTAACATGGTTAAATTGTTTGTTATGCTTGTAGGTATATAAAAAATGTGCTACCTTTGCACCAGTGGAAAGCGTTTCACTACTTGCCCCCTTTGGGGGTATTGGGTCTCTTTGACTTATTGCAACAAAAAACATATTTGCCAGGTGCTGCAAACGAAACAGAACGTTATTAACTTTTGTTTGCGTTTACACTTCGATGTAAGCAGCACCACAATTTTAACCAATTATTAACAAACTAAAAATTTACAATTATGGCAAATTCAAAAAAAACAAATTCAGTAAACGACGTTAAGCAGGTAAAAGCCGTGCAGGTAGTAACCAACGCACAAGCGTTTGACCTGTTACGTGAAATCAGAAAGGAAATTATTTCCTTTGGTGGTTTGCGTTCTGTTATGCAGTTAACAAAGAATTTCGCTTATTCGTTGAGCGAAACAAAGGTTAACGAAACGGATACGCCTGTTATAAAGGTAGGTAGAAAATCGTTCTATCTTTCACCAGTTGGAGCCGTTAACGAAACGAACGTTTTAAACGTTATTAAAAGCGTTCTAAAGGTTGAGGACGCTAAACGGATATTAGCTAAAAAATTAGCTAAACGTTTAACGTTTGAGCAATTCGCAGAATTAAGCGACACGCAAAAGCGTATCGATGATATGAAAGCAGCGTTAAAAAATTGTGCTAATATGGAAATGACTGCAAAGCAGGAAAAGGACACGTTACACAATCTTTATAACGAATATCTTAAAAATTTAGGGATTGAAGAATAAGCCTTAACTAATGGCAAATAATGTTTTTGTTGCAAATCAATTACACCCACGTATTAAATTACGTGGGTGTTTTTGCGCTTTATAATTTTAGTCTATCATTTTTTGATGTGGTTGCGAACACCACAAAGCGCACATTTTTAACGTGTATTATTTTAGTGTAAATAATACGGACATGTTTGTAAATCCGTGGAGGCGGTTTGTATGTTAGTTCATTGAAATAGTTATTTTATTTATCCGTTTGATTTATTTTGATTTTATGGAATGTATTTTTTATCTAAATCAAGCGGGGCAAATAAATAAAATAACGTGTAAAACAATCATATTCTTAAATAAGCTTTTTTGCCGTGTGCTTTGGTTGGTTACCATAAAAACGAACGTTGAAAGCGCAAAAAATAGTAACGTTGTAAGCAAAATAAATTTGCCGTTGTGGTTATGTGGACACCCTGAAAAGACCGCCGTAATTATGCGTTAAATAATGCGGTATTTATTTTCTTGATGAGAGAAAACAAAACAATAAGATAACAGAAAAAGAAATAAAACCGCGGCTAACAAATTAGGTAGCGTGAATTTATTTTTGCGCTACCTTCATTTAACCAAAAATAAAGATTATGAAACGAATGAAATTACATTTGCAGGCGTTCGTATTATTTGCGCCTGCAATTATAGGAATTATTTGCAGTACGATAATTATTGTGCTGCTTGTATTGATTTACTCCATCGGTTTATATCGCTGGAGTTTCACAATGAGCGGACGTAAATTTTTACGTTCGTATTATCGTGAAATTATGAAATTGGAGCGTATGCTCTGATAATTTGAATTTGCCATAAAAAGCTGCCTGATGTCGTGTGATGTCAGGCAGTACGATAAACCAATTAAATTTTATAGATTATGAGCAAAACGATTAAATTTCCTTGTCTCCGTGTATTGGATGCAAAGATTGCAGAGCTACAGAGAATTTATTTCCATGTTGAAATTATCTCAGTTCGTGACAATATTTGTGTTGTCCATATAGCCTGAATATAAAGCAGTACGATAATTCCGTGCTGCTTTATCTTTTTAACCAATTAAAATAATGAATATGGATAAGTTTTTCAATTGTTCAAGCAGTATCTCCTTTGGTGACAGCGACTTTTCTGGTAATCAGAATTTTCAAGAAATCTTATATAAGGGTGAATTTGTAGGAACTCTTATTGAGGAGAACAGAGGTTTGCTTTCTCCTATCAACTCTATTGCCGTTACTTTCGATGTAGAGAAATTGGATTCCGATGGAGATTGTGAATGGAAATATAAAAATCACTGGCTTCATAACAAAGTTTTCCGTTCTCTTCGTGAATTTGAGGAGTACGTAAAACAGCATCTGGAGCTATTGCTTGACATTTACGCAAATGCGTGTTAAGCCAGATTTTCCGCTCTGAGTACGATAATTTGGGGCGGTGCTTTAACCAAACAAAAAAGAAGTATGAAAGATTTAAGATTAAACAAGCGTTACGGAGTTCAGTTTGAGTATTTGTTTGATTGTATCGATACCGAGCAAATCGGAGAAAATGCAACAGATAAGGAAAAGATAAACTTTGTCTTCAAAACATTTGAAGATGAGTACGGAAATCCGTATAACAAGCGTATTTATCCAAACGAGCGTGAACGACTTTCGCAATATTTGCGTGGGTTGCCATCTTGTGTAAATGTAGCTTTTGCCGATTATGATATTATACAAATTGGTAAAAGTTGGGGACTTTGCAAGACTTCAAAAGCTGAAGACAAATTTGTTGAGAACTGGTTTGACGTATGCGCATTTAGGCTTATCCAAATGCGTGATATGTTGAATGATTGAGCCGAAAATCTCCCACGTGGTTAATTTCATGTGGGAGTACGATAATAACCAATTAAAACAAGAATTATGGAAAAAGTGACAATGAAAGAGCTGCGTCGTTTGGTAAAGATTGGTGCAGCCGAGGAGATTACAGAGTGCAAGCAGATAACCGAGAGTGTAAAACAAATCAGTTATTCGAGCGGAGTTTACGGCTTGAATGGTGCTTTGCTTCGTGGTGAAAACTCAAACAAGTTATACGCTATTATTGGGCGTTCTGCTGCGTTATTTTATTATTGCTAAACAAGAGTTATGCACGATTTGTTTCGTGCATAGCTACATTATCAACCAAAATTTTAAGATTATGACAAAATTAGTTGTTTCTAATCACAATTTATTTGTGTATAGACTTTGCGATGAGATTAGAACATCTCTCTGTATTGAGAAATGGGAAGAAGAATTAAAACAAGAAGTGGATTCATATTCAGAGAAAGCAAAAGCTGATTCTGATAATGCTGCTTTTTGGCAGAAACAATCTTTGCCTGCTGCTAAATATTTAGAGTCAGGCTTCTCAGTGTATTCTCATGATGAATACGATACAAAGGTGCGAGAGTATTTTTTATCTCAGCCAGTAATTGAGATTCCACGCTATGAATTTTATAGGGCGTTGAATGTATTACCGCCAAGAAATTGGTTTTGTTGCGATGAATTTGAAATGTTCCACATTTCTGAGGCGGATTATAGTGTCTATCATACACAATATTATCATAACAAAAAGACAGATAAGTTTTACACTTGTATTTCTGATGTGTACGATAAAAGTACGTGGATAGATAAGCGTATTTGAAGCCAAATCTGAAGCCATGCGATTAATTTCGAATGGCTTTTCTTTTAACCAAATAAATAAAGATTATGGAATATGTGGATTTAATCAAAAAGGTTAATCGTGGAGTTTCTTTCTCTATCAATTTCAAGAAGAGAGAGTTAAGGATTGACAAGAAACTGATTGACTTGAAATCAATAGAATGGAAGGCGGAAAGTGAACTCAATTTTAATGGTGGGTTGAATAGCCTTTACCCATTCTATTATGCTTACAAACACTCAGTACCTTCTGAAAAGTCCGAACGTGTATCAAAGCATTATTTCAAAGCACTCTCTGTCAAGGAACTCTCCGATAATGATTTCATGTATGGAATGCCACGTGAACTTGCAAGGTTCAATCTCGAAATGGCTTTGTTACACGAAATTGTTTTTGGAAATCTCAAATGGGACAACGAAACAATGGGAACGTGGTTTTGGCAGTCACCCAACGACAAGGATTTCATTATCCTAAAAGAGTGGGTGTCTGAATAGCCAAATAGGGAGATATTTTCTCCCACTTTTTATCAACCAATTTAAAATTAAGAATTATGAAAAAGAATGTATCAATTAAGTGTGAAGTATGCGTAACAGAGGCTGTTGCAACAAACAACAACAACTGTGAGTGTCGAACAAATAAGGCGCAAGCTAAATTGAACGCTCTCAAAGCCGCTGGTGTCAACATTGACAATCTGTTTGCAATGACAAATGTAGACGGTGCAGGTATTATTGCTCGTTTTGAGGACGGAAAGTTGGAGGCAGTGCAAGACAATGACCCAATTTTCAATTCTATAATGAATGGTGGCACAATCCCTGATCCTAATCTCTATCGTCGTTGGGTAATGGCTCAAACATTTCACATGCTCGCATCTGGGAACTGGACTCAAAGTCTTCGTTATCGTGGCTATGAATATAGCTGGAAGATGATGATTGATGAGTTACGCACTCAGTGCAAACTCAGTAGTAAGGACAGAGAAAACTTTGAAATGCGTAACGCTTGGTTTAATGATAAAGTTGCAGCTGCGATGTGCGTAGACTACTTACGTGAACTTACAGAGTATATTGATGGCTTGAAGGTACGCAAATGTCAAGGTAAACCTTACAAGCGTATCAAGGGTTACGACTACTTTGTGAATGATATTGATGACAAAATCTTTGCTCCATTGAGAATTGCGTTCCGTTCGGTTATGAGAGCAACGAACGCTCTCTCTCTCCATCTGGCAATGGTTGAGTTTAACAATCATCGCATTACGCTTAAATGGGAAACGCCAACCTGCTCTGAATGGGTTGACGCTTACAAAGGTTGTGGTGCGTATTATACGCTTCAAAACCTTATTCGTTTCCACGGACTGAAACTTCACACAGAAGACTCTCTCGAAGACCTTGCTATGAAATTTAGAAATGGTGAGGGGTACAAACTACTTGGAATCTTAAAAGATGAACTGAAACGTAACAACATTGACGTTAATCGTAAGATTGCCGAGTGGAGAAAGTAAAAAATGCCAAATCATGCAGGGTGTTTGAAATGACGCTCTGCATACATTATACCAAATTAAGAAATGATTAATGCTTTTCCGAGCATACGGATAGTAGATGGATATTTTCATAGGACAGGTTTCAATTGGACCGCGCCTTTCAGGTGGTTTACCTGAACGCGCGGCTCAATTCACCTGTTATAATCAGACTGTTATAGAAATGGAACGCATCCAAAAGCTATCTGCTTTATATGATTTTATATTTGCTATAATAATTTAGTTAGTTTAATTGGTTTATGGTGGTTCGTTGTGAAACGCGCTGCCATTTTTACCACAATGTTTAACCAATAAATATTTAGAATATGTCACATTCAAGAATTATTCAAGTAAGCAGAAACAGAGCAAAAGGCATGAATGTAGATGGTCTAAACATAGACATGCTTCGTGCAAAAATCGACAACCTTGATTATGTTATCGACTCTGACTCTTCACGAGAGGAGGATATGGAATGGCTTAAGCAAGAGTTATCCCGTGTAGGGTTCTCTCTTGACGGAGAGAAAATTAATATCGGCACGAGTGATTCGTTCCTAAAAAAATGGAAAGAAGAAGCCATTGAGGCAGCCGAAGATTTAGACTTGTGTAAGATTCGAGAAATAGGTAGTGGTTCCTATTTTAGTAAGTTTTACATCTTTGACAAAGAAGTCGGCTATCCAGTCTCTCTATGGTGTTGGGCAAAGGAGGTGTTCGGGAAAGATGAAACGTACTATGTGAGAGCCTTTTTTGACTACCACTTTTAGCCAAATGTGTCACCATTTTTAATCAAATGGTGACATACTATTATTAATCAAAAACTATTTTAAGAATTATGGTAAAAAAGTTAGTACAAGCAGCTACATTGTTAAGAGAAAAAGGTTATATCGAAGAGAAGTTTGACCAAGAAGGGTTTACAGAGTGTGTTTACAACTGGTTCAAAACTCATGATCTAAAGGACAAACTTCTCATACGCCCAAAACGTTTCATTGAAATGGATAACCCTCCAAAAGGTGGGTGGAAGGACATGACAGTAGTAGATGATTGGATAAATCAATTTTCATGGGAGGATCAACTTGCACTTGTTCAGAAGGGGCAAGCCGTCCCCTTTATTTTCATCGACAAGCCGTTTATTAAGAACGCTGTGTACATGTTACAGATAATGAATGGGTTTATTGTCGAGAAAGGAAAGAAGGGAGTTTACGAGGTGAGCCTCATCTAAAGCCAAACAACCATATTGTTGATGTTAACAATATGGTGCAATTATAAACCAATCAAAATTAAGAAAATGAGAAATGTAAACGAAAAGACAATTGTCAAGGCTATTGTTGATATAAAATGTTCTGGGTATTTCAAAACGCCTGGACTTTCAAAGAAAGAGCGAGCTTATATCCTTGATGAGTTGGAAAAACGTGGGTGGATTGATGAGCATTGCAATCCTACCCCAGAGTCGCAAGAGGTGGTTAGAAGTAATCTGCATTTATCAAGCCATTGATAGCCAAACATTGGGGAGTGATTTAATTATCCTCTCCTTTCTAATTTTAACTTAAAACAAAACGAATATGGAAAAGGAAACATTTAGAACGGAAGTAAAGAAATTACTCGCAAACGCTTATCAAAGAATGGTTAAGCATGTAGATAGTTTCTGTGATACAGATTACGAGGGATTTGATTCCTACAAAGAGGACGTTTCACAGATGGACTTCGTAAACGCTCTATTAAGCCTTGAAGTCCGCAACCATTCCCCAATCGGTTGCAGTGAAGGTGTTAAACGTAAATCAAAAAAACGTGTGGAAGATTACAAAACTTCAATCATCTACAACAGATAGCCAAACACAGCGCACATCTTAATGGGTGGGCGTTGTACAAATATTAATCAACGATTAGGAATTATGGAATATGTAAAAGTAAAAGACCTGCCTAAAAGATTGAAAGGCAAAAAGTACGCTTCAATCTCGTGTACTGGTTCTGTACGAGGAATGAAAAAGTTATATGGGTGGGATAAAGCCCAAGAGATTTTTAGAAGTGGTGATTTTATTTATGCCATTTGGTAGAATAGCCTTTTACTCTTATTGGTAACAATCATCAATAAGAGTACTATAAACCAAAACAATAAGATATGAAACAACTTACATTAGAGCAACAACAACGATTTAGCAGCGCAATAAAGCATGGCTTTATCACGAAAGATGTTCCAACCGACACGCACACATTTGTATGGACGTGGATAAAGAAGCATCCAAATAGGGTTACAACGCTTGTTCGTTTACGCAACATTCTCGGTCGTGACCCTCGATGGGAAGACCTTACAGATGATGTTATATCTGACTTGAAAGATGATATGGAGTTTGACCTTGCACCGAACTCAGTTCGCACAATCTGTGCTGAACTAAAAGCGGTGCTTAACAGGAACAAAGCCACAAAGCCTATCAGTTCAAAGACGTTTGGCAATCTTCTCAAAGCAAAGAAAGTACCTGTACAGAATATCTATCTAACAAGGCACGAATTGCAGAAAATACACGATTACAAACCGAAAAGTGAGCGTGAAAGATACGTTAAAAACATCTTTCTTATTGAAGCAATCACTGGCGCACGTAACGTTGACTGCCGAAGAATGAGCCTTGCGAATATTCAAAAATATGGCGAAGAAGAAGTACTTGTCTACGTTCCACAGAAGCACCCAGTAGAGGTAACTGTGCCCGTACACAAATGGCTTAAAGAATTACTTGTGCAAGATTATCCAGAACAAGTAAAAGACATCCGCATATCGTACTTCTGTAAGGTTCTCAAATGGATATGCTTTCAATGTGGAATACGCAACAAGGTGGTCGTGTTTCGTGGTGGTCGTTCCATTACTGACGAAAAGTGGAAACTTATTGGAAGTCACTGTGGTCGACGGACGTTTGCAACGTTACTTTCAACGAGCCACGTTGCCATAGAAGACATTTCTGATATGATGGGGCATAGTAACGCCAACAAGCCTAATATCGAAATGACAAGTGGCTACATCTGTGAGCGTAGGAAATTAGGAAAGAGTGTGTTTGCACTTTTCAAATAAAAACATTAACTTTGCAGCAAAAATCTGCAAATAACTAAAAAAATATAAGAAATATGACACCATTAAATGAGTTTGTAAACGAACTTCAGTCACTCGCAAAAAGCGAGGGACTTCCAATCAATGAGGTAAAGAAACGTCTTTTGTCACTTGCTGACAAAATGGATAGGGCAGGGGTTCCTAATTTGGAGAAATTTGCATACAGAATTATCGCACTTATTGACGAGCTGCCTATAAAGCTAAGCGACTTGTGTTATTACTTTATAGCTGTAGCTAAGGAAGACTGGCTTGAAGTAGAAAAATACACTAAGTCGCTTTTTGAAGCACAAGAGTTAAAAGACATACGAGAAATATCTGCAAATGCAGGTATGAAACCATCTATTTAATCTAAAAGAGGGGGTGAACGAAATAGAGACCCCCTCTTTTTTATTTATTAAGCTATGAAAAACGCAAAATAATCAAATCTTCGTAAATTTGCTACCTGCAAATTCTTCATTTACGCTAAACAGAAAGGCTTTGTCAAGCTCTTTGTTTGTTTCATAAAGGCTATTGACAATCCTCTCATTGATAGCCTCAGCATCACACGACACCTCATCAAAATAGCTTGTTATGTTGTTAACCACTTCTTCCAATTGACGTTTCAAGTCTAACAAGCGTCCTGTTTCCTCACTTAATTCTATCGTTCTTGCCATTATGCTGTCTCCTGTGCCTCTTTAAGATTAAACATATTGTGCAGGAACACACGTCCCTTCTCCGTCCAAACAGTCGTCGTGCTTGTACCGATACTGCCGTCATTACGTGTAAACTGATGCGTGCGTGGCTTTGTATATCCGTGTTCGCAATACTTTGCCGTGAGCATCCACTGCCCCGACTGCTTAAACATAACTCCCTTTTCTTTCAATATCTTGTGCAGCTGCTCCGCCTCACGCAAACCAAGTTCCTTACTCATCTGTGTGCTTGTATAGGTGTTTACACTTTGCAGCACATCGTCAACATACTTCACCTTTGGTGCTTGTAGTTTCAACTGCTCATTCTGGGTTGTAATAGTTTCTTGCGCAAACTCCAAAGCACGTTGTTTCTCGTCTACGCGTTTCTGCAATACTTGCATTGCGTGCAGGATTGTTGCATCATCGTCATTCACGGTTGTTACGCCTTGCGTCAAAAGTTCTTTAATACGGTCATTGCACCAAATTGCAAATGCAGGACTTAGCCAACGAGCAAATTCTAATGCTACATCTTCGTGCATCCATGTGCCTTGTTCAAATTCGTTGCTATTACCTTTTCTGACAACAACTAATTGTGATGGGCATATATGCCTAACACTCGCTAATTGTTCAACAAACTCTTTGCTTGGTGATGTTCGTAACCAATCTTTAGCTGTTTTCCCAAAAGTTTTTGCCATCTCTGTGGCATTTATCATCACGTCCTTTCCATTAAAGAAAGAAATACTGCTACCATTGTAGCTAAAAACAGAGGTTTCGTTCATTGTTACTGTGATTTTTGAACGATTAAACATTGTTGGGTTGGTACACAATGAAAGCGTATCGCTACCCTTTGTTCAATGCCTCACAGTGATTGGCACGGCTACATCATTACAATGTAACCAAGGGGCGATACGCTTGTATCGTTATCTCCTAAAATGAGCGAGCATAAAAAATGCCCCTCCATGCAAGTGGAAGAGCCGTTGCCTCGTCCACTGTGATTTATTGAACACTGCAAAGATACAACATAAATATTAAATGCACAAGTTTTCTGTTAATCTTTTCAAATAATTTAAGATTTGAAGTGTGTTAACGCTTGATAATAAGCAATTAGTTGTACTTTTGTATGACTAAAAATAAATTATTTGCTATAATAATTTTTAGTTTAATTGGTTTATGGTGGTTCGTTGTGAAACGCGCTGCCATTTTTACCGCAATGTTTAACCAAAAACTATTTTAAGAATTATGGTAAAGAAGTTAGTACAAGCATCCACATTACTGAGAGAAAAAGGTTACGTTGAAGAGAAGTTTGACCAAGAAGGATTCACGGAGTGCGTTTATAATTGGTTTAAAACTCATGACCTAAAGGACAAACTTCTCATCCGCCCCAAACGATTCATTGAAATGGATAATCCTCCAAAGGGAGGATGGAAAGACATGACAGTAGTAGAGGATTGGATAAATCAGTTTTCGTGGGAGGAACAACTTACACTTGTTCAGAAAGGGCAAGCCGTCCCATTTATCTTCATTGACAAACCATTTATTAAAAATGCAGTCTATATGCTTGAAATAATGAATGGATTTGTTGTCGAAAAAGGGAAGAAGGGTACTTATGAAGTTAGTATCGTGTAAGCCAAACAACCATATTCCTGACATCGGGAATATGGTGCAATTATTAACCAAACTATTTTTTATGGCATAAGTGACAAAAAGAGACCTAAAATGGGTTTATTTTTGTCATATAAGCCTTTTTATTTATAGTATCTCCAATATCTTGCCATAAACTACTATCCTTCCCTAAAACTACTTACATAATCAATCACCTTTCGCACAGCCTCATCAACACGCTTTCTGTCATAATTGATATAATGGTCTGTGACGTCTGCCCACGAATGACTAAGGCAAAGCGCAATCGTTTCTCTATCAATTCCTATTGAAGCCGCTATTGAAGCAAATGAATAACGAGCAACGTATGTTGTTATTTGAAAATCACTACCGAACAATGGATGATAAATAATCTTTCTCATTTTCCCCACCTTATCCTTTACTTTCTCCGAGTGTCCAATCTTTTTAAGATTATCATTCCATATACGCTCAAAAGAACGATAGTCGGCTCTCCCGTCCATCGGAGAAAGCAACCAGTCTTTTCCTTTGTACCTTTTTATAATATCCATAGCCTCAACCTCTACTGGAAGGTCTATTGGCGCACCTGTTTTTGCACGCTTACCAACAAATCTCCCATTTGTAAGCCTTTTACATAGAAGTAAGTCAACAGCGTTTATTCCGCACAGATAAAAGTCAAGCATAAACAAATCACGATAAATCTCCAACCACGGCTCAACCTCGCAATCTCTGAATTTTGCAATTTGTTCCGCTGTCAGATTACGTATTGCAACACGCTCAGATGCAATCTTAAACTTTCTGAATGGATAGTTTTTCGTAATCTCGTCGTCTATTGCTCTGTTAAAAACGGCACGAATATTTCGCAAATCAATAGCTATTGTATTCACTTTAAGGCTTTCAGAGTAGTAGTTCCTGTAATTTTCAAGCCATTCTCTATCCACGCTTTCAAAGGTAGCTGCCTTGTCAAACGTTCTAACGTGTCGCTCTGTACGAGCATATACCTCTTTCGTTCCAGCAGACACAACACTATCCATATATTTATGTACATAGTCAGCAAGCGTTTTATCAGAACACAAACCTTTTCCAAATACCTCTGTGCTAATCTTTGCTTTCAGTTTCTTGTTGTCAAGGTCGGTATAATTCAGGCAAATTTCCTCGATCTTTGTAATATACCTGTTTAATGCGCCATTCTTGGCTATTCTATTCTTCTCTGACTTCGGAAATTCACGACCAGTGAATTTCTCTGATGTGGTAAGCCCAGTGTTTACGAAAAACCTACCATTCTTATTTTTTACAGCAATGCTGACAGGTATATTTCCGTCCTTGTTACGTTTCGTGCCGTCGCAATATACATAAACATTCATACGATAGTCCTTTCTAAAATCTTTTGGGTACTGATTTGGGTACTGGTAAGTGTCATTTTACGCCTAAATATGCCTAAATATACCGCTTTCTATGCTTAATATCCGTAATTAAGTAGTTGATAAAATGGAAGATGAAATATTGTAATTCGTTGTTTTTCAGCATTTTAATTTGTTGAGCGGAATACGGGAATCGAACCCGCCTCCCAGGCTTGGGAAGCCCGTGCACTA